ATGTTGAGGACGGAACACCCCTCTTCCGTCCTCATACAGCGTGAGGATTCCGATGGTGTCTGGCTTTGCCAGACAGCGCAAACCGGCAGCAACGGGAAACTCGTCAAACAGGACGATGTGATGAACACGTTGGATCGGACGAACAGTACCGCAGTGGCTGCGTTGGATTTCAATCCAACCGATGCCAGACTCCGATACGCGCATGATGATGTCAGCCAGACATTGACCGCACGGGCCGGAACCGGAGGCAACCAGGTTCCACTGATACAAGTGCAACCGGTCGCATTCCTCTACAATCAGGGGTCAAAAGCCCGAAGCCTCGGCTTAGGGGAGATAAGCCCCACGTTGAAGACCGATCATAACCCGGTTGTAGCATTCGCTCAGAACCAGTGTGATGATAGTCGAGAACAGGGGGATGTCGCCGGAGCGCTGGTAGTGCGTCAGGGAGCCAAACAGCAGACGTATATTTGCCGGGCTGACGGTCAGACGAATGCGATGACCAGTGTGAATCTGGCTCCTACCTTGACTTCGCATGCGAAGAAGGACCCGCCGTTCATCTATCCGGCAGACGACTCCGACGAAGGAAAAGGCTCATTATCCCAGCAGGATACGAGCATCACCGCCGACGCAGAAGAGCGTACAGAGGACGGGCTTACCGTCCGCCGCTTGACCCCACGAGAATGCGAACGCCTGCAAGGCTTTCCCGACGATTACACCGATATTCCATATCGAAACAAGGGGCACGCTCCGGACGGGGCCCGTTACAAGGCGTTAGGCAACAGCATGGCCGTACCGGTCATGCGATGGATTGGAGAACGCATTCAAATGGCCGAAGAAGCCGCCGAAACAACCGATTAGACAACAGAAACAGGTGGATCATCGCAGAAGAGGGGCGACGTTCCGCAAAAAATACAGCGATAGGCCACGGCCTTGTCCAAGGATTTCCTTTGTCCGGTGGAATCCCCGAAAGCAAGAAGAATCATGGCCGTCGCTTGACTCCGCAAGGAAAAATCAAGTGGACAACACTCTCACCGGACTCAGGAACCGTGCCACCCTTTTCGCCCAGAACTGGCAGAACCGTGGCAACGAGAAAAGCGAAGCAAGAAGCTTCTGGATGGAACTGTTGCAGGACGTGCTGCAACTATCTGACACGAACAATCCGAAAACCGTATGTTTCGAACGAAAAACCGGATTGAACGGGTACATCGACGTGCTGATGATCAAATCCCGTGTCTTGGTGGAACAGAAATCATTGGGCGTGGACTTGGACAAGCCGGAGAAACGCCAAGGATTGATGCTCACACCAATCCAACAGGCGAAACGGTATGCGGACAATCTGCCGCCATCGGGAAAACCGACCGTACTGATCACCTGCAATTTCGGCCGATTCCGCATCTACGACCTCGAACAGGATTGGATCGCCAGCAAACCACAATCCGAGTTCACTCTCGCGGATCTACCGAATCATGTCAACGAACTGGCGCGCCTGTTCCAACGCGAATCCACAAAGGAGACCATTCGTGTCGTCCAACAGGAGGAGCTGAGCGTCAAAGCCGGCATCTACGTGGCCCAGTTGCATGACGCGTTGGCGAAATGCTTCCCGAACCCTGACGATCCGGTCGAACACATGGCGTTGGCGATGATCACGGTGCGTATCGTATTCTGCCTGTATGCGGAGGATGCGGGCCTGTTCATGGCAAACGCCTTCCATGATTATGTGGAGCACAGTTCGCCGGACAGGCTGCACACCGACCTGTATGATCTGTTCCTCTACCTGGACACAGCACCCGAGAACCGGCCCAAATATCCCGATCCACGGCTCAAATCCTTCCCGTATGTGGATGGCGGCCTGTTCAACGAGCTCATAGACGTGCCACCGTTGACCGGAGAGCTACGCGACACGCTACTGCTGATCAGTGAAAAGTTCGACTGGCGTGACATCAGCCCGGTCATCTTCGGTTCCTTGATGGAGGAGACGCTGAGCCGTGACGAACGCCGTAAAGGCGGCATGCACTATACAAGCGTCCGTAACATTCACCGGGTCATTGACCCCTGTTCCTCGACGATTTGAAAGCCGAACTGGAGCATGCCGAAAACAGTCCCATCGCGGGCGGCGCGAGAACCAAAGCGTTGATGGCATTGCAACAGCATATCGGCAGCCTCAAGTTCCTTGACCCCGCCTGTGGTTCCGGAAACTTCCTGACCGAAACGTTCCTCGAACTACGACGCATGGAGAACCGGATCATCAAAGACCTCGTCACCATGAAGAACACGCTGCCAGCCAGCCAATTGCAGCTCGATATGGGCGACACCGTCAACAACATCCACGTGTCCATCGATCATTTCTACGGAATCGAAATCAACGGTTTCGCCTGCGCCGTGGCACGAACCGCCTTATGGATAGCCGAACAGCAGATGCTCGACGACACCAGCAGCAGCATCAGCGGCGTGCCGCGACTCCCATTCAAAGACACCGCGCACATTCTCGAAACAAATGCGCTTAGACTCGACTGGAACACGCTCCTGCCCGGCATGGAATGCGATTACGTGATGGGCAACCCGCCGTTCATCGGCCAATCGCAGAAAACCGACGAGCAACGCGAGGACATGCGACTCGTATGGGGCGACCAATACGACGGATACCTGGATTATGTGACCTGCTGGTTTCGCAAGGCCTCCCAATATTGCGTGAAACCAGGCGCCGAGTTCGCGTTCGTGTCCACGAACAGCATCTGCCAAGGCCAGCCGGTAGCCGCCCTGTTCAAACCGTTGATCGATGACGGTTGGCATATCAAGTTCGCCCGCACCAGTTTCAAATGGGATGCCCAGTCAAGGATTGTCGCCGGTGTTTCCGTGATCGTCACTGGGTTTACCCGTATGGCTCACGGCAATGCCACGTTGTACAAGCTGGATCAGGTTGAAACCGTGCCGCATATCAACCCGTATCTGATTCCCGGCCCGGATATCTTCATCAGTAAACGCATGACACCATTGGGTTCACAGTCCTCCGCCGTCAGTGGGTTGAAGCCCGCGGACGGCGGAGGACTGATGCTGAAAACCCAAGCCGAATACAAACAGGCCATGAACGACCCGATCGCTGCGAAATACGTACGCAAATGCGTAGGCGCCGACGAACTCATCAAAGGCAAGGACAGGTGGTGTTTATGGCTTGTTGACGTGGAACCGGACGAAATCGAAAAAATCCAAATTCCTACGTGAAGGAGTCAACATGGTCAGACAATTCAGAGAAACATCAAAGAAAACAGGCGACGCATACAAGCTCCGGCATACCCCTTGGCTCTTCCGGATGACCGAGTATCCAACTGACTCGAACCTACTCGTCATTCCCCGAGTCTTTTCTGAGAATCGTGAATATATGCCATGCGGTTACGTGAAAAACTCAATTGTTGTGGATAGCTGTTTCGTATGTGGAATTGATGCGGGCCTACTGTTTTCTCTGATTGAATCCAGGATGTATACCGTCTGGCAAGATATCGCAGGAGGAAAGCTGGAATCTCGGAGACGTTTTTCATCTACTGTCGTTTGGAATAATCTTCCGGCGCCTACTTTGGATAAAGGTGTCAGAACAAAGCTGATTGAAGCCGGCCAAGACATAATCTCTGTGCGGGCAGTTCATCCAACCAGCAGCCTGAAGACCCTGTATGATCCGAAATACATGCCATTGGATTTGAGACAGGCTCACGAGGAGTTGGACAAGATTGTGGATGTCGCATTCGGAGCCGATAAATGGTTGAAGGATGACGATGATGCACGGTTGAGGATTCTTTTCGACTCGTACCAACGAATGAGCTGATGGATGCAACCTCCTAGGAGATCAAGATAGTGGCCTATCGGTGTAAATGTATTCACCGATAGGCCACTATCGTTCGTTCTCGTTCTTCCTGCTATAAGAGAGTATGTCAAGTATGTAGTATGACTATAAGCACTGCCCGTCAGACCTTACGGGAGAAGCGGTTTGAGCAGGCTCATTACACCGATAGTCCACGGATTCGACAGTGATAGTCCATGAAAACGACACCGATAGGCCACTAAAACTGCACCGATAGGCCACTACCGTTGCAGGGATACTCCACGCCGGAAGACCGTCACCAAAGACGATTACACCGATAGGCCACTACTGATTACACCGATAGTCCACTATCCGCGAAGAGTGTCGGATAGGGTCAGTATACAGGGCACGAGGCTATCGGAAAGAAACGTAGCAGGACTGGGAATCAGGTATTTTACACCGATAGGCCACTATTTTCCCGGAGTCGCGGAACACAAGCCTTTCATAGCGGTCGGAAACTGCGGTATCCACCTATCCGAGACTCTGACCGGAAGGCTTTGCACCGATAGGCCATCAATACGGTCAAAAAAAACTGCACCGATAGGCCATCAACGAATCGGCGGGATTGCACCGATAGTCCACTATCCAGTACATCGGGTTTTACACCGATAGGCCACTACCGCGGCAAAGGAAAAAGCCAGCCCGTTCTCGAAGCCGGGAAAGTTTCCGCACGCAACCAAAACTGCACCGATAGGCCACTGCTCACAGAACACAATCCACGAACCAACTTTAAAAAAATCGAAAACTGCACCGATAGGCCACGTGTCGCTACACCGATAGGCCATCAACTTCAGAAAAAAACGCTTCAATCGCGAACACGCCAGATATTAACCATACGAGCAGGAAAAGCTCGTCTCCGATATTCCATATTGGGTCGAGAAAACCGGCTCGCAATATTAACAGAGAGGGAAGCATAGAGCTTCCAGAAAGAGAGTGTAGCGATGAAGAAAATGGTAGTCGCGTTGGTGTTGATTGTGGCGTTCGCGGGAGTCTCCATTACTGGAATGGTGATGGGGGACATCAAATGCGGCGAAAGCTCGCAGACGATAACGCTGAGCCTGGAAAAGGGCATCAGCGTCAAAACCGACTGCGTCAAGCACTGAGCAGCATCGGCGAATGGGGCGGGACGATTAGTGGCCTATCACTGCCAATCGCCCCGCCCCTCGTCCAATGCACGCCGTTCTGCCTTGGGTGGTACTGACGTGGGGGACGGGTGCAGGATGACGCCGTCCCTGGTGGTTTCCACGTTCGCGGCGGGATACACTTCGTGGACTTTCTTCAACGCATCACGGAACTTGGCTCTGAATACGCGGCGTTCCTTAATGCTGTCGCCGAAACGTCCATGTAGCCAATCCCAATCCAACGTGAGGTCATGACGCAGGTTCTTGAACGTGCCGGTCAGCCACACGTACACGTCGTAGGGGAGCACGGATTTGCCGCTCAGCAGATAGTTGGTGGCTCGGGTATCGAACGGAGCTGACTCTTGGGCAAGCCTGTCCCACACCTCGTCGGTGAGAATAAACTTCGCTCCGCTGAAATCCTGATTGTTATTGTCGTTCAGGAAGCTGACGGCTTTCACCATCTGCATGTTCACGGAATCGAACCGGTCACGGTTGCCTGCAAACCCCGTCTTCTGCCTGATGCTGATATGACAGAACAGAAGTCGGCGCAACTGTTCCTGCAAGCGTTTCGATGATTGGCCTCCGCGTGGGATACCGAGTTCTTCGGATAGCTGGTACATGCTTGGAATGGTGATGGTGTGCTGCGCCGGATCCACAGTCGTGGTTTTCCGGGCGCCTGCGGATCTGATCTGTTTGGCCATCCATGCCATCAGCAGCCGAGGGTATTTCCCATACGGGTAGTCCCTCGATCGGGTGAGGCTATCGATACCGGCTTCGAGGATATATTCGACGGTGTTGTTGTCCTTGCTGACGAAGGGGGTGCCTTCCGCTGGGGGAGTGGCCGGAAACAGGGTGCTGGTGAGGATTGAATGGCCGTACCAGATTTCCTTGCTGTCCGGCTGTCGGCTTTCGATGTCGGCAAGCGTGGCCACCCGTTCGAGGGCAAGCTCGGTCGGGCGGGCGATCTTGGCTTCGTGATCGTCCGGATGGTCAACGCTGTTTTTTGTCATGGTTGACATCATAGTGGATTTTTCCGGGTGTGTTTTCTTTTGCCGATAGTGCGACACGCCGTTGTTGTCGGCTTGTTTTTTCCCTGTGGATTCCAGTGTTTTCAATGGTTTGATGGCTTTTCCCTTGAACTGGTGTTGCCAGAGCTCAAGAAACATATTATACTGAATGTGTCCACATAAATGAATCGAAAGAGGAAACCAACACCTCCTGCCCAAACAGGAAGTCAAAACACTCTCTCCTTTCAAACCGGCCAAGAGCAATCCACGCCGGCGTGAAGCATCCTGCGTAGGAAGCCAACCCCTACCACCACGCACGTGATGCAGGACGATTGAAAACCGAAGAGAGACACCAAAAAACATTTCTTACCAAGGCAACTCACGCCCGCATGGGCGTGAGGACAAGACCTTGGAATCGCCACCCTTGCAAGGTGGCAGCAGTAAAGACATGGGTTGAACGACTGAAGTTCACGCCGTTCAACCCATATCACTGGGGTTGACAGGCTTTCGATAGCCTGCAGGAAACCATTTGCTACGTGCCGGAGGCCGGCAAGGACAACCGTCATCAACCTTGCCACAAGAACGAACGCCAACACCGTTTCTTCTTCCCGTTTCACCCTCGCAGCGTGAAACCCGATTCTGACCCCATTGCCGATTAACAGGCCAGAATCGGAAAACTTTGAATCGGACTGGTCAGACAGTCGGACGATGGATTCGCCCGGCCAGCATATGAACATCGTCTACAAGCCGTGCAGGTTCGCCGAACGCACCCTGTCCACGGATGATCTTCCCCACGCAAGTGGGGATCAGCCGCGTCGGATACGCACGTGACAGCAAGCAAAGGCTGACAGCAGGCTAGACCCGAGTTCGATTCTCGGCAGCTCCACGACCCTGATCCATCTCCCATGAGCTTGTGCAGACTCACGGTCTGCGGGTACAGATGAATCGGGCACGGTATGCATCGCACCGTGACGGGCAGAAGCGATGCACCGGTGGTGTGGCCCAGCGGCGACGGCAGCAGACTGTAAATCTGCGACAAGGAAACACCGGAGGTTCGAGTCCTCCCGCCACCACTATCCGCCTGGTTGCAAACAGGCGGATTAACAGGTAGCGGCGCCTTCAAGGCCGTGCTGTGGTTTTCGTTTGTACACAGTATCTAAACAACAAACGGATTTTATCCGCTGTCAGGCCAGTCTCATTAGTCTGACAGCGAACGGTAAAAGCCGGAATGATACGCGCCATGAGACGACGCGTTCCGGCCGGCTTCGTAGCTCAAACGGCGGAGCATGCATGGTTGGTGGTTCGAATCCACCCGGAGCCACGTTTTTGACAGGTCTTACAACCGGAGAGTCGAGGACTGTGAAGAAAAACTGGAAGAGCGTGCAAATCCTAGGTCGCACGCTTGGAAGGGGAGGTTTCGCAGGAGGTTAGGAAAACCGGTGGAGACAGTCTAAACACGCGAAAGAATCAAGATGAAAGCATCGTGGTACTGGCTTAAGACGGTGCCAGAATCTGAGGAAATCGCGTTTAATAGGGCACGTACGTAGCTGGTAAGCCACGGAGTCCTGTCAAAAATATCGGATTGTGGCGCAGTTTGGTAGCGCACGTGCTTTGGGAGCATGGGGTCGCAGGTTCGAATCCTGTCAATCCGACTCGGAGACCAGCCATCCCTCTTTCGGCTGGCGGACTATACGTCACCGCCGTGCGACGTATCCGAAAAAAGCACGGCCATGCGGATGTGGTGCAGTGGTAGCACGCCTGCTTCCCAAGCAGGAAACCGCGGGTTCGAACCCCGTCATCCGCTCTATCCGGAAAACCAGAACAATGGATCCGATCCAACAATGGGACTCGCAGCCGTCCTTTCCATGTGGACGCTTCCGGAGAAAACATGGACGAACAGCCCCGGCATGGGCACGCAGCGTCAAGGAATAAGGAAACATGCCATCGCCCCGGTAGCTCAGAGGAAGAGCAGGTGCCTTTTAAGCACTGGGTCCGGATATCGTAATTCCGTCGGGGCACGATGCTTGGTACATCGCCATGCATAAGCGCATCAATCTATTATCAGATAGGCTGCGGCAGCTTCTTCTTCCGGCCGCGCGCGAAACAGGGGAAGGAAAACACACAGTGCGACGGACCGGGGAAGGGCCTATAACCCAGATTCCATAACAGTCCGTCGTACGGCGCCTCTGTAGCTTAAATGGTAGAGCAACGGTCTGAAGCACCGTGGATGCTGGTTCGATTCCAGACGGAGGCACGAAGCAATCCATCCGATCAATGGACTGCTTTCAGGGAGTGATCGAACAATCGCATCGGAAACGAGACGATAAGATGAGCCGGGCCCGGCAGGGTGGTTTGCGACCGAACCGGCGGCACGTCCAGAGGGGATCTGACATGATCTCGTTTGTCCTCGACGTTGCTGGTAAAAACCCAATCCAGTCTCCCGATTCCCTCCATCTGTCATTCAGGACGGATGGGGAGGACGCTCTTTTTGCAGCGATGGTCTCCGGAGCGACATCAATGAGGACCATGCCGAACACAGCCCGGCACAGGCGTACGTCGTTAAGGGATCGAAATGTGCCATCGCCCTCGTAGCTCAATCGGATTCAGAGCGTTGGTCTACGGAACCAGAGGTTGCGGGTTCGAACCCCGCTGGGGGCACTTGCTGTTCTCTCCTTCTTCAATGTGCAAACCGATTCCTGTCACACGAGGGGGGGAGAACAGTATTAATTTTCCCCGAAAGCCTTGCTCTGGTTTTTCTCTTCTCTATCCAGCAGCCTGGGTTGGTATCAGCCACGCCGGTCAACCGTGGTGGGGGGCAGTTGGCCAAGTTTCCGTAGCCCAAATGGTAGAGGCATGGTCCTAAACATCAATCAGTGCGGGTTCGAATCCTGCCGGAAACACGACGTGAGGCAAAAGGTCACACGTAAGCGCACCAACACACAGATACGGTGGTATCGCAGACCACGCGCGAAACAAGGCGAAAACTCGGACGAGCGTAAGAAAAACTTCGATGTCTTTTCTTGAACCAGATGCTCTTCCGAGTTTGTTCCCGTAGCTCAGTGGAATCAGAGCCGCCGGTTTCTACCCGGCTGGTCGTGGGTTCGAATCCCACCGGGAGCACGTTGGAGGATTGGCGGAGCGGTCGAACGTACCTGTCTTGAAAACAGACGAACCGCAAGGTTCCGGGGGTTCAACTCCCTCATCCTCCGCGAAACCGCTGGCAGTTCTTGGCGGCTCTATCGAGGCTTAGCCGGTGTGCCCTGAATCGCAAACACCGGCATGGATGGTGGGCCGTGCGGCAAAGGCGCAGTCCTGCTAAGACTGTTGGGGGCGGAAGTCCCTGGCGAGTTCGACTCTCGCACCATCCGCTGGCCGATCAACAATGTGTTAGGCCACGGGACAGGGCCTGGAATCCAGTCAGCAAAAAGGGTTGGATCGGCATGGCGGAACGCAGTCGGGCATACGTGTCCGATGCGTTCGCGCACATTCCTCCTTGGTGTAACGGCAGCACACGGGTCTTTGGAACCCATAGTCCTGGTTCAAGACCAGGAGGAGGAACATAATCGGCGGTTACGCCAACCGGCTGTTGGCAACGGTCTGCAAAACCGTGAACGGTGGGTTCGACCCCCACAACCGCCTCTCAGCGGCAGCATTCTTCGTTTCGATTTCTTCCTCTACACTCGAACGATGTGTTGTACCGGACATACAGGGTTTCGGCATCACCCCAGGCCGCGAAAACGATGCCATCGCCCTTGTAGCTCAGTGGATAGAGCGCCGGTTTCCTAAACCGGGCGCAGCCGGTCCGACTCCGGCCGGGGGCACGAGTGCGGCATTTGATGGTTTGGCACTCTCAAAAAATCGAAACCATTGGAGTCCCGACCGGCCTCCGTTGTAACGAATCCTCGGTCAGGCGAACGCATGGGCATGTGATCATGACGCGCGACCATGCGGGGCATTGGTGTAAATGGACAGCACGCCATCCCCTGTGGATGGAGGTCCGGGTTCGAGGCCCGAGATGTCCGCTAAGGAATCCACTAGAAAAAATCAAGGTGAAGCGTGTCCGTGGATTCCTTTTTTTCGCGGTGTTAGCACAACGGTCAGTGTCTCAGTCTTCCAAACTGATGATGCGGGTTCGATTCCCGTACACCGCTCGATACGAGTCCATGCCCGTTGGGAGTTCCCGGCGGGGCAGTCATGACCATGTGGATCGTGTCCGATATCCGCGCCTCCGTTTTGTTCGACGGACACGCGGATTATCGCCGGCGCCCATCATTCCAGGATGATGCGAACAGCCCCCGTCGGAGGGGTCGGCGCGAATCCGATCAGCCTATCCGCCCAGTGCGGAAAAGGTTCCCTGAGACGTGGGTGACCGCGTCTCTCGTCAGCCGACCCACAGGATGTGGGAACGGTCTCGGCGGAGCATGGGCGTCACAGCCCGTGATCCTCGTCATGCCTCACGCTGCAGTATGCGCGTCCACCGCAAGCATGAGTGCAAGGATTCGACACGAGTGGCCGGATCGATTGTGGACTGCGCGGGCATATCCCTGCGGATTGCCTGCGCATGCTTTCGTGGCCCAACCGGTAGAGGCGATGCGCTAAGGACGCATTCAGTCCGGGTTCGAATCCCGGCGAAAGCACCAGCGGAAACACGGGCGTCAACGCCACCCATACAGGTATTGAACGCTTACCTGTTTTGGGAACGATACGTTGGGAGGACTTTTCATAATTGAGGCCGATGATTAACGTAGCGCCCGTATCCGCTCTATTTCTTGCGAATGCGATATCAACGCCACCACCCGCCCGCTGCCATATTGGGGGCGGGATGGAACGATGGTCACGGCGCAGGCCTTCACCTCAGTAGCCTGACAGAACCGCTTCCCCAGCATCGTATCCGCAACACCGCTTCGTCATTTAACGGTAGGATGCTCTGTTTTTGGAGTAATGCGGGTTCGAATCCCGTCGAAGCACGATGGGCCCAGTGGCCACATGCGAAAAAACTGGGTTCCCGAATGGGAGCAGTCTACGGTCGGCGGCATGAACCGGTCGTAGGATTAGAAACCCCTTGCTCGCATGGCCCATCCGCCGTTCCTCATGCCGGAACGGTTTTTCGCCGTCGTAGCTCAGCTGGCAGAGCAGCGCCCTCGTAATGCGCAGGTCACCGGTCCGAATCCGGTCGACGGCTCGCAGGAGGGAAACCTATTCCAGGTTTCCACGAGATTAAGGAGATTCCTATGACTGCACCGAATAATGTAACCCCCCGCAGTTTCGGTAGATGAGGGGAAGCCGCGCCGACACGGCAACAAACAGGGAAAGAAGCCTCTGTTTAAATCCGACCGGCAGCTCGATTGGGGTTGTGGCTCAGTTGGTAGAGCGTTTCGTTCGCAACGAAAAGGTCGCGGGTTCGATTCCCGTCTGCTCCACTTCTTTTGGTGTCTCTCCTTGGTTTTTGTGGTGTCTTTGACTTTTTCTTTTTTACTCGTTATACTGAATATGTCCACATAAAATAATTGAAAGAGGAAAACACCATGAACAACGCATACGCTTTCTACCTATATGACGCGCTCAAGCACAGCACTCTCACCGAAGAGGAAAAGCAAGGCGCACAGGCCTTCCTGAAATTCCTGTCAAACTACAAGCCCAAGGGATTAAGCCTCCGCGAACCGGACTTCTACGGTTACGGCGATGCGTTCGGACAGTACGGCGTCACCTACTTCGACAAGGGAAGCCTCGAAGACAACGGCATCGACCCCGGCAAGCTGGATGCGCTCCAGTTCGACCAGCTCATGACCCGTTGGACGGAAGAAGCCCACGACATGCTCGGAAGCGATTGTTGTGGCATCATTCCCGACTCTCTCGACAACGCAATCCAGGCACTTGGAATCGACCGTGAAAGCATCGAGGCATGAAATCATGATGAACATCGAAGACTTCAAGAACATGTTCCGCGCCCACCTGAGCCATGAAATCTGGGACAAGTGGCGAAAAGGACAACTCGACGTGTCCATGCGCCGCAACACTTCTGACGGATGCAAATACGAGGAACTTCCCAAGGAAGCAGCAGACAAGATTTTCGACGGCGGGGAAATCCATTCCTGCGAGGATCTGGCAGACCCCACTGAAGTGATTTCCGACCGTTACGCCTGCTCCCTGTATGGCATCACCACGTTCAAACCCAGCGGATACGCGATCGAAGAAGACTTCCCGAATGAGGTGGTTCTCCTCGTCCGTGGCTGGAGCGTCGCCGACTTCATGAGCGACTGGACGAAATTCGACGCGGTCGACGACTGAGAAAAAGAGAACACGAAATGTATGAAATCAGAAGCACAAAAGACGGCGTGGCTGGCGCATACGAGTATTCGACACCAGTACCAGCAGACTACAGCTTCAAGCAAATGCTCGCCATGGCACGAGACATCGCCAACGAGAACGGGTATGAGGCAAGCATCTACGACGACGAAAACGAAATGGTCATCACCATCTCACCGAAACAATACAGCATAGGAGTGGCGGCATGAGCAATAGGAAACTCGTCAGCGTACAGGAGATTACCAACATCGAGCCCATCGAAGGGGCCGATCGCATCGAGGTCGCCCGCGTATTGGGCTGGCGTGTGGTGGTCGGCAAGGACATGGGATTGAAACCGGGCGATAGGGTCGCCTATTTCGAGACCGACAGTCTCCTGCCCGCCTATGACCCGCGTTATAAGGCGTTCCAGGAGCATGGCCAGAAGACCATGATCGTAGGTTCCATGGAAATCACCGGCCATGTGCTCCGCACCATGAAACTGCGCGGAGTCTACTCGCAGGGCCTCATCATGCGTTTGGATGAACTCGGATTCCGGTATACGCCGGCAGTCGGCACGGACATCACCGATAAGGCGAACGTACTCAAATACGAAGAGCCCCTGCCGATGGGCGGTGCTCAGATCGGCCGATTCGACGCGCCCTGCTCCAAGTCGGACGCGCCACGTCTGCAGACGCTCACCGACCACTGGGACGAAATCAAGACGTTGAAAGCCGTGCCGACCGTGAAGGTCGATGGCACCAGCACCACGCTCAGCATGGACGAACGAGGACAAGTCCACGTGTATTCACGCAACTGGGAACTCGACTCCATGTCCACGAACATGCGGCTCGCCAAAAGGTTCCAGTTGGACAAGATGCTATGGCCCGGCATGGCCGTCCAGTTCGAGCTATGCGGCCCCGGCATCCAATCCAACCGGTTGAAACTGCCGGCCCAACGCCCGTTCGTCTTCGCCGTCTGGAAAGACCATCACAAGATCGACCGCGACCAATGGCCGACCGGCATGCCGAATCTCGCCGTTCCCGAACTCGACGAAAACGAGTGGGCGTTGACGGGGAGCGTGGACGACATGATCGCCAAAGTGGACGGGTTGCGTGGCAACGTCAACAAAGACCGTCTGGACGAAGGCATCGTCTGGCATCTGCACGAAGACCAGCAGTTGTCCGAAGGATTGGCGAACGAACTGGGAGCCAATCGGTGCTTCAAGATCATCAACAACAAGTACCTGACGAAGAACGGACTGTAGGACATGACATACCCTGCGGCTCCTGCGGGCACAAGAGCGAAGCCGTCGATGCCCGGCTCGACGAACCGGCGGAAAACTCGGAAAGAGAGAATTGTTTTGAGCAAGACCATTCTGGTGGACATCGACAACACCGTCGCCGACTACACGAACGGGCTGCGCGACTACATCCGCGAATGCGGACATGGCGAGGACGAATGCCCGTGCCCGGAACCGACGGCCTACGATTTCACGCTGACCGACGGATGGCCGTTCAGCGGGGATGCGAAATCGTTCCGATGGTGGCATACGCGCGCCGTCGCCGACGGCTTGTACTCCAGAGAAGAACCGTATACGGGAGCCGCCGAAGCCTTGAACCATCTGCACGATGCGGGCTGGCGGGTGATCATGGCGACCAGCCGCACGGATGACTGGCGCGGCGAAAGCCAACGCTGGCTGCACCGCAACGGCTTCCGTTTCGACGGCTACTACAACGGCGACAAGACGCTGCTCACGCCGGACGTGCTGATCGACGACAGGCCGGACACGTTGGAGGCGATGGCCGCGGAGGGCGTGACCGTGTTGCATCCGGACCACGCGTACTGCAGGGCCGCGCCGGGCCGCGTGTTCCACCGTTGGGCCGCCGTGCCCCTGATCCTGGGAGGTGCGCGATGAAGCCGGAAATCGAAGTCGAACGCCGCGCTGGCATGATCACGGGCGCCTCATGCGGGCATACGAGCCTCACCTGGCTGCCGGGCGACGGCCGACACGGCGTCCGCACGTGGGTGCTGTCCACCGACGACGGCGGCACGATCCGCCGAATCCGGTTGAGTCCCGGCGAAATCGGCTGTCTGGCGGGCATTCTCCAGACAATCGCGAACGAGGGAGGCCGGGATGACGAACCCGTTGGATGAGAGCGCCGATGCCGCGGCCCGGTGGGTCGAAACCACGCCGGACGCCACGCTGCGCGCCTGCGGGCTCGTGAACGCCTACCAGCTGGGCTGGATGGACGGGGCCATGCGATGCGCGGACAAGCAGGCGATTAGGCGCGTCCGCCGCGCATTGGAACGATACCCGTGGCTGACCAAAAGCCAGCGGGAAGGCATCGCGACCGTCGCGGTCAGGGCCGCATACGGCATGGAATGGGAGGAGATTGACGATGAATGACGGAATCCGGGTCTCGGCGGCCGTGTTCGCGCTGAAACCCAAGTGGGCGGATCTCATCCTGGACGGGGAGAAAACCATCGAAATCCGGCGCAGCCGCATGAGCCGGATGATCGGCCGGATGCTCGTCTACCGGACCGGCACCGGCCTGATCGTCGGAGAGGTTCGGGTGAAGGGCATGCACGCCGCGATGCCGGATGTCATCTGGAGGAAATACGGTCCCGCATCCGGCTTGTCGAAAGAGGAATTCGACGAATACGCGCAGGGCGCCGACCGCCTGTACGCATACCGATTGGAGTCGCCCGTCAGATACGACAGGCCGAAGACCCTGTCGGAAGTCGGTTTGAAGCACGCGCCGCAGTCATGGCGCTATCTGCCCGAAACGGCGGAACCGGCCGTGCCGCAGCCGTCCATGGATCACGTGCCGGAGGCGCTCCGACTGCTGACGGCGGCCGCCGACCAGTGGGAGCTCCACCGTTTCGCGACCGGGGATAACGGCGACCGGGCGCGCGCCATATCGGGCATGTTCTCGAAGCTGCTCGCCGGGATCGATGAAACACGTGATGGAGGAGGGAATCATGGCGAAACACGATGACGACGCCCGCATGGTGCCCCGGCGCGAACTGAAGAACGCGATCGCCGAATACCTCTACGGGAGCGGGCTGCCCGTCGACGTGGAGCATATGGGCGACTTCCTGTTCGACGACGGGATGGTCGAAACCCCGGAATACGAAATCCGGTTGGAAAGGGAGTGACATGGCTTCAAAGGGGAACGAATCGAGGCAGGTGGCCCGCCGCGAACTGAAGAGGATGCTGGCCGGATACCTGCACGGCAAGGCCGGCCGCATCGACATCAACGCGATGGGCGACTACCTGTTCGACCGGATGGACCGCGTGCCGGAGGCCGGCCGTTGCCGCCGCTGCGGCGACATGTGCCCCAATCTGGTGGATGGACTGTGCGCCTGCTGCGTCAACGAACTCGAATACGAAAAAGAGAGGGAGGGCTGATGGCAAGAATCGAAGAAACATTCGATGGACGCGACTGGTACATGATCGAATGCGACGACCCCAACTGCGAGCAACGGTTCGACGACGGCGAATGGTATGCGGACGAGGACGATCTGCTGAACGATGCGCGCATGGATGCCGGCTGGCAGATCCTGTACAGGGACGAGCATCCCGAATTGGAACGCGACATGCAATACTGTCCGGCGCACCGGCTGCCCGAATGCGCGACATGCACGAACATCATGGCCGACCCGGCCGGATGGAAGGACGGGCAATGCCCCGAATGCATCAAGGAGGAGATCCCGATTGAACGGTCATGATTTCACGCTCGAACAGAACACCGAGGCGAGGATGATGCTGGCGGTCGCCCGCCGCGGGCTCGCCGCCGCCATCAACGACGCGGAGAACGGGATAGGCCATCTGTCCTGCGACGATCCGAAGATTATGGAACAGGTTCGCGCTCATTGGCGACGTCTGTACGCCACGTACATGAACGCGGACGCGATCATCGCGGACCTGGAATCCTGCGCACGTCATCTCACGGATGGCGACAAGTGGGAGCCGAACCCGATCGCCGACGGCCTGAAACCCATGGAGATGGCCGAAGGGTGCGCCTGCTTCGTCGCGGAGACCCCGGACCGGATCCTCATCATCCCGTCGGAGCCGACGCCGGGCGAGAACACGGCGAAACGTCTCGCGAACACGCTGAACGCCCTGACGGGGGATGTTCTCCTGGATGCGACCGGCATCCGCCTGCTCGGCACCCAATTCCTGTTCGCCTACCATGGCCGGCTCGACAGGCCCGTCGATTATGGCGTGAACCTGACCAGCATGCGGTTCCCCGACCGGCTCGGCCTGCTCGACCGGGCGGAACGGTATCCGGGGTTCCTCCCGTTGCGCCCCGTCGTCGCCAACGCGACCGGCGCATTGGAACGGGCGGGACGCGAACTGTGGGCGATAACCGCGCATACGCTCGACCGGCTGCCGCACAGACGGTTCTGCGTGGATTTGACCATGTTCGCGGACCAGCCGAGGATACTCGAACGGTTCGCCGTCCGTTACGGGAAATACCTGAAAGGCGACAGGACCGCCCTGGACGTGACCATCATCGATCCGACCGGCCTAGTCGCCCGCCACGTCGCCACCATCAAACCGAAATGGGATTAAGCAATGGGGTGATACTGCTCATCAGGCAGCCATCCGGTGTGGAGAACAGCGTGCGAAAACAATGCGCGACTTTGGACGAGGCCGAAACATGGCTGGACAAACAGATAGGAGAAGACGATTGAGCGACCATGGGAAACCGGATAAGCCCGGACTATGGCGGGATGCGAACGAGAAAACGGTCGTGGCCTGCATGGAATCCGGCGAGCTCAGGATGCGCGACCCGGATACCGGCATGGTCCTGTCCGGGGAGCGGGTGGAACGGGCCGCGCCGTTCCGTCAAGCCGAATGGAAAGGGCCGAAACTGATCGGGGCCGGGCTCGCCGCCATGCCCGACACGGCGGGATGCTGGTGCGACGCGAACGGCACGCTCTGGCTCATCACGGGCGGCGACGGGATCGACGGGCACATCTTCCGGCTGAAGGAACCAGGCCGCGAATGGGAATGCGCGCCGTGTTTCGGCATCACCGTGAGGATGCTCCACGAATGGGGCCCGTGGGCACGCTGCGACTTCAATCCGAAGGATGATGAAGCCGTTCGTTTTGACTGGTGCAAGCCGTGGATCGCCGATCATGGTTGGGATGATGATATGTCCGAACCCGCATCGTCTCTGCTGGCTCGTATCAAGGAGATTCGGAAGAGTCTGCCGGAGGAGAACGGCCTGTGGAGGTTCGGACATGCCGGGTCCGGCGTCGTCTTCGGGGACGGCGGCGGGAAGCGCCTGTTCCTGTTCGATTCGGGCGGAGGTTTCCTGGACGGGGGTTTGGGCTCATGCGCACGGCTCCGACTCGGCATTCCGGTCGGTTCCGCGCCGATCCCGAACCTGCCGGGCGTGTGGATGGACAAGGACGGGAACCTGTTGGCGGTGTCCGGGGAACGTCGGGTGAGGATTTGGAACAACCATGACTGGATGGCCGAAGAGCTTGACGACGATTCCGGGGAACCGTCCGCGCATGGCCCGTACACCCGGTATTCGCTCCAAACCGTCGAAGAGGTCCCATGGAAGCCGGAATCCGGCGATTCCACTCCGATCCATGAGGGGAGCCGCACCGTGCATCTCCCGGATGTCCGATCGTTCGGCCGTCTGGAACGGGACAAGTGGCTGGCCGTCAAGAACCTCGAAGAGTCGGCCGAACTCGTGGAGGCGTGCAAACAGTATTTGAAGGCCTGCGATCCGACCGATCCGAGCCATATCGGCGACCAGTTCGACGACCATGCGAACTGTCTCGCCTGCTACGGGGTTAACGTGGGCGGCGAGCTCGGCGACGACTGGGACAAGGCGAAGGCCGGCTGGATAGGCCATGTGCGCGACCAGCGCCGCCAGGCCATGCTCGACGAACTGGCCGACGTGCTGCAGACGGTAGGCAACCTGATCACGGCGTTCGGCATCACCGATGAGGAGGTCGGACGGGCGATGGGCGACTGTCTGGAACGAAACAGGCGGAAGGGCAGGCTCTGATGGAGACCACAGGAATCTGGGATTCCCGCAACAACAGGCATGCGACGGTCGAACACGAGACGTTGGAACCATGCCCGTTCTGCGCCGGCACGCCACGAATCGACGATGATGTGAACGATACGACGGAACGGTACACGGTGCGCTGCGACTGCGGCGGGAACATGCCGGGCCGGTACGTTCCGATCGACCCATCGTTCCAGACCCGTGTCACCTGCCTGTATTCGGCGGTCGAGAAATGGAACAGGAGAGGTTGATGGACTACATGGGCAGCGGCTTCAGGGCCGGTTTCCGACGTGGATTGCGTGTCGCATGGGATGCGATGTGCTTCCGCCCGCTCCGGTTTGAACCGTGGCCGGCGCCGTCGATGCCGTCCCTGCGTGAGCATCTGGAATCCTACGGTGGTATCGGCATGACCGCCGCCGATTTCGACCGATGCGAGAAAGACTGGTATCGGATGCTCGACGAACGGAACCGCATGTTCGACCGGTATCTGACGGGCATGCGCTGCGCACGGTACGTGCTGTTCGGTGTATGGATTCTCGCGTTTGCGATTGTCGGACTGATCCTGGTCGAAGTGTCGTCGTGAACCGGTCAGAAGTTCTTCCCTCCACGACCGAACAAGGCATCGTGCGAGCCGGTGCGGGTGAGCACGAGGCACAGTTCGCCATGATCGATCCGGTAGATAAGAAGCCAGTCACCCTCGATGTGGAGTTCGCGGAATCCCGCCCATTCGCCTTTCAGCGAGTGATCCCGGTACGTGTGGATCAGCGTATCCGCGTCTTCGGCCATCAGGGTTTGTATCGCCTTACGCAGTTTGGCGGAATCGTAGTGCTTCCGTCTCAGACGTTTCCAGTCTCGTTCGAAGGTAGGCGTCCGGGATATGTCGTTAAGCATCGAGGTCCGCCATCAGATCGTCCACGCTGCCGAACCTTTTGCCGATACCGTTCAGCGCCTCGTGTCTCGCCTGCCTGTTTTCGGCAGCTATGACCGCCTGCCGGTAGATGCGGTAGTCGTGCGCGTTGATGATGAAATAGGTGGGTTCTCCGTTGCGGAGCACGGTGACCGGCGTATCGTCCTCGACCTTGGCGAATTCGCCGCTTGCCCCCGCGCGTCCGAATTTGCTGATCGGAACAATCGTGTCCAATGGGACGGTGATCGTTTCTGCTGCCATCGCAAACCTCCAAAAGGAATATATACATATATGTATACAAATGTACACCCATTTTGTAATATCCACCATCCTTCCGAGAAGAGCCGGAACATTCCGATGGCGGCATCGAAATGTGGAACGCATACGGGAACCGATGCGGAAAGGAACAACTGATGGACAAAATCGATACTGAAATCCGGTTCGCCGGCATGGCGGAGGAACGGTTGCGCCGCGAGGATCCGCACTATCATGTCTGGTCGTTCACCGATGACGATGATGGGACGGCATTGTATCTGGGCCGCGTGGACATGAACGGGGAGCCGGTGGAACGGTACGACCGGACACGTACGATTCTCGCATTCGATGGAGGCAGGGTGTTTGCGAAATGGCATGGCGGACGCCTGTTCGAGGGCGGCCGCCTTGCCGAAGCGTGGATCGACGTGTTGAGGAGAAATCGGGAAACGAATACCTTGAAAGCCCTGTTGGATGACGGATTGGACACGTTGCAGGAACTGTTGGAGGCGATACCGCAGGACAGTCGGCAACTTTCATGCGAGGAGCTGGTGCCACGGCTGCGCAAGGCGTTGGGTCAGGCGAAGACCTGCGGGAAACTGGAGCAACAAATCAGGGATCTGGAGGAATCATGACCGGCTTTCTCGACCGGCTGCCGCACGCGGATAAACCGCAACCGTTGGACGTGGACACGGCGGCCGCCATGCTCAGCACCACGCCCGGACTATTGCGCGAGTTCGAACGCTCCTACCATGCGAACGTGCTCGACCGGAAGAATGCGCCCACGGGACCATTGGGTCCGGACGCGAAGACCGTTGTCGAATCCCGTTCCGGACACGGGCTGTCGGACGAGGCGTTGGCGTTGGATGCGCGCATCGTGCGCGAACTGCTGTCGGATACAGGCGTCATCCGGTTCGACGGGGAACGTCTGACCACGATTCCGGCATTGGCTCCCGTCCCGGAAAAGTATGTGACGGAATCGGACGTGAATGCCCTGCAGACGGGGGAGCGCCCCCAGTTGGCGGGCGAGCTCATCCACCGTCAGATTGATGCGGTGAACTATCCGCTCCTGTTGGATATGTGGCGGCGCGCCACGGATCCGAAACGTTCCGCGAGGCAACGGCATGAGGCGTACGGCATGTTCCGCACCGGCCTCGACCTGCTCGACCTGGATCCGGTCATGTACCGAATGCTCGACATGAACCCGGCGAGCATAGGCCATTGGCTGCCCACATTGGTCAAGGCGAACGAAGACAAGACGTTCTTCCGCATCCCGAAGACCACGATAGCCAAAGCGCCGTTGACCCTGTTGCAATTGTCGCGCGTCGAATACGAGTCCCTGACCGCCGCCACGTTGGATGTCGTGGACCGGTGGGCCCAGGCCGCGTTCGGACTCGACCCGAACGAATCGTATTTCCTCAAGACCGGCACGTATTCCAGCAAATACGACTACCGGAACGCGCACGTCGACGATCCGCACGAAGTCGCCCAGATCGGCGAATACCTGCTGTACATCCAGTCGCAGGCGGTCGACATGGCAGGCCCCCTGAACGAGCCCGCCATGTACGGTGTCTCCACGACCAACGAGTTCGTGGTGCGAGAATACATCCCCGACCGGCTTGGACTGCCGACCATCTACATGGGCCTGCCGCTGCGATGCGAATACCGGTGCTTCATCGACTGCGACACGAAGGAGCTGCTGGGCATCCACCCGTACTGGGATCCCGAAGTCATGAACAAACGGTTCCGTGACGCGCCCGACGCCTCCAACCCGCACATGCGGCATGATGCGGTCACCTACGGGATGCGAGAACCCTCGTTGATGCGCGAATACGAGGAATCGAAGGACACGGTGGCCGCACACGTGCGTGAACTCCTGCCCGGCCTGGATCTGGCGGGCCAATGGTCGCTCGACATCATGCGCGACGGCGACGAGTATTGGCTCATCGATATGGCGCCCGCCGAACGCTCCACCTTCTACGGGCAGGCGGTGCCGGCATCGAAGCGCCGTCCGATGGTCGAAAACTGGATACCCGAACTGGAAGGAGAATAATGGATCCCGAAAAACTCGTGGCATACGAATCCGGTTGCATCTGCTGGCGGCTGGCAGACCATTACGGGCCATGCGAACGATCAATGGAAGTGCTTGGCATCACGATCTTCACCGGCATGATGCCATCATGGGGACGGCCGGCCGGCCTGCCCTCCCGGTACGAGGCGTTCCGGCTGGCCATGAGGGCGTTGGACCGATATGTGCTGGGCGATACCGACCCGCTGAACCTCGACCTGGGTTCGCCGGACAGCATGTATTCGCTCGAATACCTGGGATACGGCGCGGAAACCGCACGTGAACTGCGCGAACGGCATCCGCACGGCGGTATGCTGATGCTCGACCAGAAGGGGAACCTGCTGACCGATAGGGATTTCGAATGACCGGCTGGCTTATCGACATCATTCCCCAGGAATGCCCGCCCGACGTGATGGACGCGCCGGAACCGTACCGCGCCGCATGGGAGCGGCATGTCGGCAAGGTGACTCCCGGCGACGGGGATCCGGAGGATTGGCGCGAACAGGCGGCGCGCCTGGAGGCCGCCACCCGTATCCTCCCGAACCCGCATGTGCGCGTGGCCGGCCGATCGTATGAGGGGCCGGATCCGATGACGCTCGCCCATTACGGCGTGGTGAGAATCAGGCCGTATATGGATCAGCTGACGTTGCCCGCCTCGAACGTCGACCGGTGGGATCTCATGCCCTCGTTGCGCCCGTTTCTGGGACGCGACGTGCGATCCGTCGCCTGCGACGGGGACATGATCGATGCGGCGGTGCGGGGCATGCTCGACCGGCATCCGGGTGCGGGTGTGGTTGTCAAGTTCATGCTCAGGGAGAAACGACTGCCGCTCGCGTTCATCGACCCGGACGGCACGTTCGAACAGTCGGACGAGTATGGCGGGAAGCCGGAGCGTATCCCGTTCGCCGCATGGCGGTGGGCCGGCTATGACCTCGCCCTGTTCGAGGGCGAGCAGGACGCGGTGCTCGTCCAGCAGCGGGCGCGCATGCGATACGAATACCGGGTGCAGGTGATAGGCGGGGAACCGGTGTGCGGCGCCGGCTGCGTCGAACGGTTCACGCCCGCCGACAACACGGGCGACCGGTATGATCCGCGCATGGAGGAGACGCGCAACGACGGGCGCATCGAATCGCACCCCGACATCGCACGGTTGTATGAGGCGTTCGCATACGAGGTCGCCCACGCGATACGCGATGAGGTCAAAGGCCCGTATGTGATCGACATGTATCTGGATGACGACGGGCAACCGCATGTCATCGAACTCAACCCGCAGTCGAACAGCGGGCTCTACGCGCTCGACATGGACGCATTGCTGACGGCCATACGGGACAATCCGGAGCAGTTCATGCCCGACCCGTCGCGGGGCGGCATGCCAGGCTGCCTGGGCGTCAGGGAGACCTGTATCTGACGGTCCCGCTCCGATGATATTCTATGTATACGGAAAAAACGTTTACAGGGGAGAAAACATGAGGTTGTTGAGCTATGCCATCAGCGGCCTGCGTCTGTATGAAAACCATGAATGCAGGATGGATCTGTACGCCATCGACGCCGTAAGGGAACCCGGATACACCCACATGCTCGACGGCGCGGCCCGCAACATCAGCGTCAATACGGTCATCGGCATCGCCGGCATCAACGCATCGGGCAAAACCACCGCATTGAGGGTCGCCGAACTTGCCCTCGCCGTCGCCGGCGGCATGTCGCTGGGTTCGCTGAACCCCGACCTGTTCCCCTTGTACGACACCATGGACGACCGGATCGGGGTGCGCGCGCTGTTCGAACAGGACGGCCGCTTCCATTTCATCGACAGCCTGCTCGAGCGGACAGGCGAGGGTCGCACGCCGTTGAGGTTCATCCGCGAGACCCTGAGCATCCACCATGGCAAGCTCAGCAAGAAAATGCTTGCCTCCGCCATGAACGGCACGTTGGATTCGGAACGGTGGACCGTGCTCTCATCCCGCAACGTGGGCAGGCCCGGCGTCCGCGGCGAACTGTCCGCCGACGCGAAACGGTATCTGCCGCCCGACCGGAGTATTTGCGGGGCCTTCGTCAAGGACACCGACATCGTAACCGAACTACTGCCGGTGTCCCCGACGCTCACCGTCAGCCCGGCCCGCCCCGTCGTGACGCTGTTCGATGCCAGCATCGAACGCCTCGACTACGACAAGGACGGAATCCATCTGAAATTCCGCAATGAGGGGGAGGAGCGGGAGGTCACCCCGAACTCGCTGGTCAACATGGTCTCGTCCGGTACCCTGAGAGGCGGCGCACTGGTCGGCCGAGCATTGGAGACACTGCGCGCGGGCGGCTATCTGATTGTGGACGAACTGGAGAACAGCATCAACAAGCAGCTCGTATTCACCATCATGGACCTGTTCGCCTCCCCGGTCACGAACCCGCATGGGGCCACGCTCCTGTTCTCCACCCACTATCCGGAGCTGCTGGATCATTTCACCCGCAAGGATTCGATATGGTTCGCCGTCCGCGATGGAAAAGGCTTCGCCCTCCGGAATCTGGGCGCATACCTGGGCCGCACCGATTTGAAGAAGAGCGTTTCCTTCTTCGCCAACCGGGTGCCCGGCACCGCGCCCTCATACGCGGCCGTCCGCGCCCTCCAGGATTATGCGGAAAGGTACGTGCATGCTTAACGCGGAAGGCCAGTACGTGCTGTTCGTCTGCGAGGGCGTGGCCGAACAGTACATACTCACGACCCTCATCGAACGAGGGGAACTGACAATACCGGCCGATTTTATCGTGCCCAACCAGCTGCGCGGAACATGGTACTTCACGCGCAAGGAATCAAAACAGATGCTCGACCGGTTCCTCAACATGTCATACGGCGAACATCCATTGCTCATCGTCCGAATAGTTGATTCGGACTCGGATGTACTGCGCGTACCCCGAGGGTACGAACATGCGGCCGAGGTCGTGAACCTGCGAACCCATCCCGAAATCGAAATGCTGGTCATCATCAACGAGGGCATGTACGGCAAATACACGAACGGCTCCAAACGGGCGAAACCATCCGACTACTGCAAGCAGACCCTCGGATTGAAACAGGTGAAGAGCCGCGCATGGCTGGAACGATACTGGGCCGAGCCCGGCCGCCTCGAACACGCGCTCAAGGAGTATTCGAGACTGCACCGGTTCGGCAGGAACGAGAACCGAGGGCTTCTGGAACTGATCCGCTGAAAACGCATATCAGCCCCAAGGACAAAAGGAAGGCAGACGGCATGACGGCATCATCCGCGAATGATGATTACACGTACCGCAATCAGGTGAACGCGGCCATCGACCAGCTGCGGCTCGCGCTCGAAACCAAGGATACGGGGGAGCGGATCCGCCTGCTGAACGGCGCGTTGAACAACACGGGCAACGCGATCGGGCAGCTCGCCCTGTTCGAATCGGATGGTTCGCGCCGGCCGGAACGGCGGTAGGATCATGGATGTCAACCGCTTCGAAACGAAGGGTCCCGGACGTGAGGGGCACTGGGGATTCTGATTCCCCGAAGCTTGACGGAAACGGAGCCTGATTCTGATCGATTTGTATTCGTTCCAGCGGTGGCCGGATGTCAGGGCCGCTTTCGACCGGTTCGGCTCGTACACGCCCTCATGGTCGGCCGCACGCCGGCAGGCCATCGCCGACGACGGGGATGAGGACTGGTGGAACACGATTTCGCCCGCCTACCGGTGGATGATGGGCGAAATGGAGCACCAGGGCATGCCGTGTCCGAACCCGGATGCGGCGCCGTTGTGGGCGTGGGCCCGCTGGGTCGATTCGAAAGGCAGGGCGCATACGCGTCCCGACCGCCGGTATCCCGGCTTCCGCAACCAGTACGACGGATTGGAGCTCCTGCATCTGCGGGTCGATGAGAGCCGTGTGCTGTGCACGGATTTCGACCAGTACCATTGCGTCATCAGCCGGTGGCCGTGCGCCCCGTTGGACGCCGACACATGGCCGCCCGCCGAGTACGACCGGTGGCTGGACGAGCATTGGGACGATCCGGCCGAAAAGAAACGGTTCCAGTATAGGGAGAACGCGATAGTGGACCCTGCGCATCTGCCGGACCGGTGGATCCAGGCCTGCCTATGGACGATCACGCCGCATGATGTGGCCGATATCCGACCGGCATGCGGGAAACCGGATACCATTGGGGATCATGGATGATCTGAAGAGCAGGGCGGCCCGGTTCGCCGAAACATGGGCGGGACGCGGCGACGAGAAATCCGACACCCAACAGTACTGGCGTGACCTGCTGGACAAGGTGCTGCTCATCCCGAACACGAGCGACAGACAGACGCTCTGGTTCGAACGGCGCACCGCATTGGACGGGTTCATCGACGCGCTCATGATCCAAGCCCGTGTGCTCGTCGAGCAGAAGAGCCTCGACGTGGATTTGGACAGGCCGGAACCACGTCAGGGAACCATGGTCACCCCGGTGGAACAGGCGAAACGGTATTCCGACAGCCTGCCGCCATCGGAACGCCCGTCCGTGCTCATCACCTGCAATTTCGGATTGTTCCGCCTCTACGATCTGGAAGCCGACCCGTTGGCCCGCACCCCGCAATCGGAGTTCACGCTTGCCGACCTGCCGAATCATATCAACGAGATAAGCCGCCTGTTCGCCCATGAAAACTCCCGCGTCGTCCAACAGGAGAAACTGTCCGTCAAAGCTGGCCAACGAGTCGCCAAGCTCCATGATTCCCTGGCGAAATGCTTCAAGAACCCGGATGATCCGGCGGAGCATGATGCGCTGGCGATGCTGACCGTGCGTCTCGTGTTCTGTCTGTATGCGGAGGACGCGAACCTGTTCAAACCGGACGCGCTCCGCGACTATGTGGCGGCATCCACGCCCGAACGTCTGGGCGAAGACCTGTACGACCTGTTCGAAGTGTTGGACACACCAATCGAGAAACGGCGCCGTTACCTGCCGGAATCGTTGAAAGTGTTCCCCTACGTGGACGGCGGCCTGTTCGCCGAACAAATTGACGTACCACCTTTAACCGAGGAACTGCGTGACGCCCTGTTGGAGATCAGCGAAGGCTTCGACTGGAGCGGCATCAGCCCCGTCATCTTCGGTTCCCTCATGGAGGAGACGCTCAGCCATGACGAACGACGCAGGGGCGGCATGCACTACACGACCGTCAAAAACATCCACAGGCTCATCGACCCGTTGTTCCTCGACGATCTGAAAGCCGAGCTCGAGGAGGCCGAGACGAAACCGGTCGCGGGCGGGGCCCGCACCAACGCGCTCAACAAGCTGCACGACAGGATCGCCGGCCTCCGGTTCCTCGACCCCGCCTGCGGTTCCGGCAACTTCCTGACCGAAACCTACCTGGAACTGCGCCGTCTGGAGAACCGGATCCTCGCCGACTTGGACAAGGACGGTCAGCTCGCCCTCGACCTCGGCGACGACATCAACCCGATCCGGGTGAGCATCGGCCATTTCCACGGCATCGAAATCAACGGGTTCGCGTGCGCGGTCGCCCGCACCGCGCTCTGGATCGCGGAACAGCAGTCCATTTCGGATACGGCCAGCATCATCCAGGGAACCGAAGCCAACCGGCTCCCGTTCAAAGACGCCGCGCACATCATCGAAGGCAACGCGCTCAGACTCGACTGGAACCAGCTGCTGTCCGGCACCGAGTGCGATTACGTGATGGGCAATCCGCCGTTCATCGGACAATACCTCATGAACGCCGGACAGAAGGAGGACATGAAGCTTGTATGGGGCAAGGATTATGACGGGTATCTGGACTACGCGACCGGCTGGCATCGCAAGGCCGGCGAATACCTGACCAAACCGGATGCCGCGTTCGCGTTCGTGTCCACGAACAGCATCAGCCAGGGCCAGCCCGTGCCCAGCCTGTTCCGTCCCCTGTTCCAAGAGGGATGGCGGATCAGGTTCGCGCACCGCACGTTCGCCTGGGACGCCCAGTCCACGGACAACGCGCACGTGCATGTGGTCATCATCGGCATGGACAAGGCACCGAGGCCGGCGCCCGTCCTGTTCGAATACAAGGACATCGACGGCGACCCGGACACCAGGACCGTATCGAACATCAACGGGTACCTGCTCGACGCTCCTAACGTGTTCGTGGAGAAGCGGATGAAGGTACTCAGCCCGGAACTTTCTGCCGCGGGGCGAGGGTCCCAGCCTACGGATGGCGGCAATCTTATACTCGATGACCAGGAAACATACGAGGAGGCGATGTCCGACCCGATCGCGGCCAAATACGTGCGTCCGTTCCGCGGATCCCGGGAGCTCATCAACGGGATAGACCGCTGGTGCCTGTGGATGCACGGAATCGAACCCTCCGAAATCAGAAAATCCGCATTCCTCCGCCGCCGCGTGGACGCAGTCAAGGATATGAGGCTCGCATCCAAGAAGGCCCCCACCAGGGAGAAAGCCGTGACTCCATGGCTGTTCGATGAAGACCACCAGCCGGCAAGCCGCTTTCTCTGTCTTCCCAAAGTATTCAGTGGTCGTCGCATGTATGCCACCTGCATGTCATTGGATCCCGATGTGATCGTGAGCGACCTTTGCTACACCAGTCCCGATCCGACCGGGCTCGCGTTCGCAATCATCGAATCACGCATGTTCATCGTCTGGCAGGCGGCGGTCGGCGGTCGATTGAAATCCGACTACCGGTTCAGCAATACGGTCGTGTGGAACAACCTGCCCCTGCCCGCACTCGACGAAGACACCCGTGCGGCGCTGATCGCGGCCGGCGAGGGTGTATTGGCGGCGCGCGAAAACCATCCCGGCCAGTCTTTGGCCGACCTGTACGATCCCGACTACATGCCGACCGACCTGCGCGCCGCGCACCGGGAACTGGACAAGATCGCGGACAGGGCGTTCGGTGCGAGGAAATGGCTGAAGGACGATGACGATGCGCGTCTGCAAGTGTTGTTTAAGTCATACACGCGTATGACAGGTAGCAGTGAGGTATGACAGTGGTAGACAAAAATCTAATCGTAGACACCATTAGTCAAATAGGTTCAGTCGCATTAGATGCGGCCCGAGATAATGCAATAGACAATGTCAATGAGGAAGTCAATCAGGCGTTAGCTTTCGAACGGAAACAGGAAAGGAAGCATGTTGCTCGTGTATTCGCTGAATTAGGTATTGACAGGCAGAAGGCAATCAATCTTCTCGTCTTTGAATGGGATACAGGTAGAAGAGACGCTGAAGAGCTGATGTTGGAGGCTCATCGCATTTACTGGCCTTTGGAACGATTGAAACGCCATTTGAGAAACGAGGATTGGACCATGTCCGAAATCAGCGATTTTCTTCACGACTATGAAGTTGCGCGACAATTGAGAACCAATAGAAGGCTGTCTGATCTGACCGCTGCTGGTCTAGTCGATTGGCTCCAAAAGAATCAGGACTGATTGCATTGCAATGTGGCCTATCTGTCTTGTACGGGATCAAGGAAGACTGGCCACATTGTTCTATTCTTCTGGCTTGCTGAGGCCGACTCCCGTCTGTACGCCGAATTCGAATTGTTCCAGCTTGTCCGCGAATGTATCCAATTCGATTGCCGATACACGGCCGGTTATGCTTGCACCGTGGTTTGATACCCTGATGCCATAACGATTTCCTCCATCGTCCCAAACATCGAATCGCAGGTCTTCTATTCTCTCTAGTTTGTTCGCGGATGGTTCCTTAAGCACGCTGTCGATAAGCGTAAGCAGCGTATGTGCAGCATTCGGAGACAGATTCAAACGGTAATGCAGCAGACCATCATCAAACTCGATTTCGATTACGTTCGAATCGAGTCTCGTGCAGTTCAAGAGGTTTGGGCGAGGATTCTCCGCCTCTTGTGGGCGGGGAGGAATCGCCGTCATGTTCTTTCCTTCTGTGTTTGGATGTATCGTCTGACGGTTTCCTCGCTGATGTGTCCGACACTGCCGAAATAGGTGCTGGGTGACCATAGTCCGCTTCCCCAGAATTTTCGTCCCTTGAGTTTCGGGAATTGGGTGAATATGCGGACGGCGCTGATGCTTTTCACCGTTCGCGCGATTTCCGCCGGCGCGGTCTGCGGTGATGCGGTGACGAACATGTGCACATGGTCGGGCATGACCTCTATCTCCTCCAATCCCCATCCGTATGCGGCGCAGGTTTCGGCGATGCTGTTGCGGCATGCCACGGCCACGTCGCCGTCGAGCACCTTGTGCCGGTATTTGGTGCAGAAGATGATGTGGTATCCGAGTTCATAGACTTGATGACTGTTTTTCATCATTCTCATGAAAACCATGTTATCATTTAAGTATGGCAGTAAGGAAAAGCAAGACGGCGCAACGCCGGGAGAGGGTTTCGTCCTCCACCCAGCAGCGCACCATCGTGCTTCCGTTGCCATTGACCCGTGAACAGTACGACCCCATCAGGCGGTCTGCGGAGGAATACAACCGCATGTGGTCGTCGCTCATCTCATGGTGCGACTCCAACAAAACCGTGAACCGCACGCGCATACAGAAGGAGAACTACCGGCGGCTGCGCGACCGGCATCCGACGCTTCCCGCTCAGTTCGCGTGCATCGCCATGAGGGACGCGGCCGGTGCGATGCGCTCATGGAACTCGAACCACCCGAAACGGCGCTGGAACATGAAAGCCTCCCGCAAGGCGCTGACCATCAATTACGACATGAGGGTCATGAGCCTACGCGGCAACCTGCTCACGCTCAGCGTCGCGCACGGGGAGAAACGGGTCAGGCTCCTGCTCCCCGACCTGCCGGAATGGTTCACCGCGCGATACCCCGAGGGGAAGCCCAACGCGGCGAAGCTCCTGCTCGGCGACAAGCCCGAGGACACCCGCATAGCGCTTATCTACCGAATATCCGACCCGCAGCCGCTTGCGGACGGGGACGTGCTTGGCGTGGATTTGGGACAACACAGCCTCTACATGGATTCGAGGGGAGGTGAAGCACCATACGCGCGAGTCCAAGGAGCGAAAAGACGCTACGCACACAACAGGAAGACGTTGCAGGAAAAAGGCACCTGTTCGGCGCACCGCCGGCTGAAGGCGATGAAACAGCGGGAAGAGCGGTTCATCCGTGACGTCAACCATCAGGCATCCAAACGACTCGTCAACACGCAAGGCGTCCAAGCGATAGCGTTCGAAGACCTCACGTACATCCGCAGGCAGGCATCCAAACGCACGAAGACCGGGGCGAGACGCCGCAACATGCTCAACCAATGGTCGTTCAGCCAGTTGCAGGAGTTCACCGCATACAAAGCGGCACGCAACGGCATACGCATCCTCATGGTTGATCCAAGCTATACCAGCCAACGCTGCAACCGCTGCGGATACGTGGACGCCCGCAACCGGAACGGCGCAAGATTCGACTGCCGCCGCTGCGGATGGTCGGACAACGCCGACCACAACGCCGCAATGAACATCAGGGACAGAGCGTTGTCCAGCCTTGCGGAAGAGGAACACACATCCACGGATAGACCCGTGGACAGGTCGCAGTCAACCGACCATGATGGATGGAGCGCCCATGATGACCTCCCGACCCCAACAGGTCAGGGCAGAGTCATGGGAACAACACTCACGTCCAAGCCGCGATGCTCGTCATCGCGGTAAGTTGACGGAAATATCAGGCATATTCCCCAAGATATTGGCAAAGGCAGACCGGGTTCTTGGCGTGGACTTCTTTCGGAAGAAATACGGGCCAAGAACCCATGAATGTCAGTGCTTCTTCTTTTTGTTTCCGCCGTCGACCCAGTCGAATGCGGTCTTGAATGCTTCTCGTGCGGTGTTGGTCTGATCGTAGTAGTCGCTGCCCATGTCGCTTTTCTTATAGTCGATGACGGTGTTGTTCACGTCTCCGCGACCGTCTGAGAAGGTGACTCGCCATCCTTTGCTGCCACCTAGGTAGAAGAGTTTCGCGCGACGATGGTTGTTATCGGTGTCGGTTGGCCACACCTGTGGATACGTGTTGCCGGTCAATTCCAAATCGGGGTGGCCTTGGAGAGCCATGTTCGCGCCTTCCTCAGCCGACTGCGGGTCACAACCCTTGGACTCCAAATACTCGCCGAACGAGTAGTCCATGTCATCCGTGTAGGTGAGTTCCGGATTGGTGAGATACACTTCGGCATCACCGTCTTCAGCGGCCTCACTGGCAAGTTCGGACATTTGCTGTGGGTCGTTCCAAGCATCCTCGTTGCCATCCACGCAATCGTTACCCCATGCGATGTACCGGTTGCGATCCAATTCAGGCAGCTTCTCGAACTCCTCACGGCTGACGTACAGGCCGGATTCCACTCGGTAGCCTTCATCGTCTGGACCGAACTTACGTTCCTCATATTCTTTGCGGGCAATGTCAATAAGCTTCTGATCCAGCTCCTGCATACGTTTCTCGCCCTGCTCATAGGTTTCGACGGGTGCTCCGCCAGTATTGGGCTGGCTGTGCTGTGCGAACCGGTTGAGAATATCACCGGTCGGCATTCCACTGGATTTCCCTTCATTGGCATAAGTACCGTCGGAGTTGCGGAGCTGCTGTTTGGCTTGTGCTGATTTCTTTTGGTCAACCATTATCGTTCCTTCCCTACTGGTTTTCGGAAACCTGCTTATCACCGTCCCAAAGCGGAGGAATATCCACCAACCCGTCCACTCTGGCTTGACTTTCCGCTTCGCGCGCCCGCAGCCAGGCATTGCGGTTCCATGGCAGATATGGTTCCTTTGGTGGTTCCCCATATTCGGGGCGTATGCAGGTGAAACCGGTTTCCGAGGTTAAAGCCTCCAAGCCAATGACCGGTGCCGCATACTCAGATTCCGGCTGATTGTTGAGCATTGCCCGATATTGTTCGAGTCGTTCGCCGGTGCGAACCAGTTCGCTGACATCTGTTTGGCTTATCGGTGGAAGAATACGTTTGATTGTTACCGGCCCGGCTTGATAGGTGACGTACTGTTCGTCGTATTCTCCGTAGTCTTTTTCGTAACCGGCCTTGTGCTCTACGGTCAGGCTGCTGCCATCCGGCCCGTTGAATCGCCTTATGGTGCTTGAGGAATTCCCGTAACCGTTGATGGCTCCATTGTGGCTGGCTGGTTGTTCGGCCCAACCTTCTGGCAGTGATATGGGCGTTATATCGTCGGCGTGAGTGGGGGATTGGGTTGTTTTCTCTTGTTCTTGGAGGTGTTTCTGTTCATATTTTGAAAGGGTGTCGGAGCCGGGGAATCCGATATCGTCCAGCTCTTTTGCGAATGTTCCGCCGATGTTGCGGTGGCGTTGTCTTGCTTGTTCTGATCGGTTGGCTGGCATGGGTTTTCCTTCATTGGGTGCTGTGTTTATGGTATTGATTTGTCAAGATATATGCTATACTGGATATGTCCACATAAAATAATCGAAAGAGGAAACAAGAAAATGGAACGCACCTACATGCACGAAGACGACATCACCCGCAACGACATTCTCCGCGAAGTCCGCAACGTCGAACAGCTCCACAACTATCCAAACGACGGCTGGAAGCATAACGGCAACGACACCACACTGAATCAACTGGCCGAACTCTGGGCCGAACAGGAGAACGAGAACCAGCCCGAAGATCGCGGCACGTTCCCGTTCTGGCTACAAACCCATATCGACGACAATATCGTGGAGGAGCCGGAGAACCGTCTCTACGGTGTCACTATTCTCACAACCACCCGCCAGTATGTGCGGTTCTCCGCTCCGGAAGGCATGGATGTCGAGACGGCCAAGGATTGGTTCGACGAGCATCGTGATGTTGATGGAGTGGTTGTATATGAGGGCAGTGATGACGTGGCCGACGAGGAGCTGTATATGGATGGCGAATAGTCGTTATTTGAGACTGTCCAGTATGGCATTTACAGTAATCAGTGCATCTTCGGATGCCATAAAAAAAGATTTTTTAGGTTGTGTTTTTTGCACTTTCCTTTTGAAGATTTTTTTATGTGGACACCGGTTCCCGGCTCTTCTCTGAGGGTCGGGAACCATTTTTTTTGGTTTGACGCCAGAATTAAATATGTTATACTGAATATGTCCACATAAAAAACATTTGAAGAGGAAACCATGCACAACAACACCTTCACCCAAAACGCCAACATGACGCTCATCTCTCTATGTCTGATCAGTGGAATATTCATGTGGCATACCACAGGACTCCTCATGGCAATCCTGTCCATCACATTTCCCCTATCCGCATGCCTGCTCATCATGCATATCTACTCAGGATGGGAGCGTTCCGCCAACCTCACCAATAACGAGGAGGCAGGGGAGTGAGCCCACTCAAAGCATTGGACTGGCTCGCCCCAAACCAGTTGGAAAACGTCCGAATCGTTTTCTCCAACAACGACTCCGAACTGGCAGTCAACCTGCTGGCTTTCCACACACATCTGGAAGAGTCCAAGCTCGCCGACATGATACGACTTCCTGACAAGCGGAAGAGAAGCGCACTGTTGGCCTCATGTATTGACACGGATGACCGTGAATATACGATGGAACGGCAGATAGCCGAAAGCATTCTCAACCGTTTTGAGATAGGCGACATGGAGAATGCGGTCAGACTATGCGAGGAAACCGGCATCACCGTGCAAGCCGATCTGAGAATCCAATTCACCGGCTCGCATGAACCATCCGGCGTGGAATACGAGTTCGCGACTCCAAAAGGGTACAGGCCGATTCCTAGGCTTGTGGCGCAAACACCATGCGATTCCGACGAACTTTTCGACCGGCTTCATGATCACGGTGTTCCCTGCGACAGCGCACACATCGCGGATGCCTACTACACGCTGCATGGCAGCACTTATCCGATAACAGGCAGGAACGAATAAACTATGGGAAGACACACGGTATCAGCCGTCAAACGAAACCGGTTAAAGGAAGCCGCAGAAACAGCGCAGAAAACCACGCCGATGAATACCGACGGCCAACAGCAGCCGCGCGGCAGACGATCATTGCCGGTGCAGCCCAAAACCTCATCCAGCAGGCATATTCTGCAACTGTTGAGCGGATTGATGATAGTGACCGCGATACTGCTCGGATTCCACATGGGGTGGATTTACATTGGCAACGGCATGGATCAGATACACACCCAGCAGGTACTGTCAAAAAATGAGGGGTTCAAGGAAGTGAAAGACTCCACTGCGAATGGCGAACAGCGAATAGCCAAAGCGCAGGAAGGGGATCCGCCCATCGAAACAGTGCCAAAACACGGCGCGGTGCTCGGATGGATGTACATTCCCCGGTTCGGAGACAATTGGAAACGAGCCATCCAACAAGGAACAGACCTTACCGTTCTCGACAATTACGGTCTCGGACATTATGAGAACACCGTCATGCCGGGAGGGAAAGGCAACAGCGCGTATGCGGGACATCGTACGCCCGGCGATATGGGTCCGGCCGACCGGCTGGAAACAGGTGACGCCATCGTCATCCAAACCGCCGACTACTGGTACGTGTACGAGATGCAATCCAGTTGGCAGACCACACCGGAAGACGTGAACGTGTTATCCGATCAAGGTGATGCGAGAATCATAACCCTGACCACATGCAAGAACTCATTGAACTTGCAGGACTCGTTGTCGGCACGTTTCATCGTGCGTGGCCGGTTCAAATACTGGGCCAAGACCGCCGACGGCATTCCTCAAGAGCTTGTGCTGGATAAGTCGAATGTGGTGAAGCAGGCTCATGCGACCGTCAGCGAGACCGTGCAGAAAGTCAGCAAGCATATGCCGGTCAATAGGTTCTTCGCTGTGGCATCCGGTATGATCTGGCTACTGTTCTTCTCTGTATGCTGGCTGGTTTGGCGTAAGGACAGGAAACCGTTGCCGAGTTCTTGGAGCCTGTTCACTTGGTTGTGGCGTATTCAGACCGGACCGATTCCGTTGAAAGCCATCAGTTGGCTGATGATGTGGATGACCATCATGTTCGCGCAATGGGCGTGGCTCAGCCCGTGGCTTGCCACGATTTTCCCCATGTTTTCCGGAAACGGTGCGTTGACTTCTCTCCCGCCTGAAGACGGGAGATTCCCTATCTCGCAATAGGGAGTTTCTGTTTCACTAACGGGCGGAACCGGCGTTATCACGTCGGCTTCGCCCGTCTCCGCAGACGGTCACCGCAAGTCCTGCGGCGAGTATGTTCCTGGCGGCGTTGATGTCGCGATCATGGTGGGTTCCGCAATGCGGGCAGTCCCATTGGCGTATGTCCAACGGTTTGTGTCCGGTGTTTTCCCCGCACGTGGAGCAGATCTGGCTGCTGGGATACCAGCGGTCGATCACGGTGAGCGTGCGCCCGTACCATATACTCTTGTATTCGAGCATGGTGCGGAACTCGCGCCAGCCGGTGTCGGTGATGCTCCGGTTCAATCCCCTTTTTGCGGATTGCCCATTGGGAAGGTACCGGTCTGGATGCTCCGGATCGGGTTTCGGCTTGCACCTGCGGCTCATGTTTTTGACTGCCAGGTCCTCGAGCACGATCGTTTGGTTTTCGCGGATCAGTCTCGTGGACAGCTTGTGCAGGAAATCGGTGCGTCGGTCTTTGGTGTGCGCCTGGATTCGGGCTACCTTGAGTCTTGCCTTCTCGTAGTTGCGGCTTCCTTTCTGTTTACGGGACAAGGATTTCTGGGCTTTGGCGAGTCGTTTCGCGTCACGGTTGCGGTGGCGTGGGTTGTCGATCTTCTCACCGGTGGATAGGATGGCGAAGCTGTCGGCCCCCAAATCGATTCCGACTGCGGTGCTCTTTTTGCGGAGCTTGGATATGCCTTCCTCGACAAGAATGCTGACATGCCAGCGTCCCGCCGCATCGAGGGATACGGTCACGGTGCTGGGTTGGGCTTTGCGCGGCAGGGTTCGCGACCAGCGGATGTCCAACGGCTCGTTCATCTTCGCCAGTGTGAGGCTGCGCCCGTCCCATTTGAACGCGCTCCTCGTGTATTCGGCGGAACCCCCGTGCGACTTCCTCTTATAGACCGGATAGTCGCCGGTCTGGTTGAAGAAGTTCGCATAAGCCCGCTGTAGGTGCCTGAGCGTCTGCTGCAGCGGGACGCAGGAGACCTCGTTAAGGAAGTCCAGGTCATCGGTCTTCTTCCATCCGGTCAGGAGCGCGCTCGTGTCCTTGTAGGACACCTTGCGCTGTTCCCTGATCCAGGCAGTGGAACGCTCGTGCAACGCCTTGTTGTACACGAGACGGCAGCAGCCGACCGTACGCCGCAACAGGTTCTCCTGCTCGGGCGTCGGATAGAAGCGGAACCTGTAGGCCCGCTTGAACTGCTGCGAATCGGACATACTCACATTATACCACTATAGAATGTGAAAACATGGTGGGGCGTTTCCTCTCCGCCCTAAAGGACGGAGTCTCCACGCCAAAATTTGATGAACGTATCTTGATTCTAGGGAAAGTAGCGTATCGAAGAGGCCGGTGTCCGTCGAAAACAAGCGGAACACCGGCCTCTCTCCATGAGCGCGAAAAGATCAAAGGACGCGACGAATCGAATAGCCTCCATGGAACACGTTCAACCCGGTTATCTGCGTCCCCATCCCAGGATTCAACGCATTCATCACCATGCCATTGCCGATATAGATTGCCGCATGCCCACTGTTCGCAATGATGTCACCCGGCTGGGCTTCCGCCAAACCGGAGACAGGGGTTCCGACCGTCGCCTGGGCTCCAGAATAATGCGGCAGATTCACACCGAACCGAGAATACACGTATTGGACGAAACCACTGCAATCCCAACCGGACGGACTGTTCCCTCCAGACACATACGGGTAGCCTTGGAATCCGGTTGCGAACCGGGCCACATCGGCTCCGGTGCCGGTGGCGGAGCCAAGCTCAATCTGCGGAATGGGTTCGCGTTGTTCGGAACGGTTCGCGGTCTGATTCTGCGCGGCCTCTTGTTCCAGTCTTTCACGGGTTGCTTCGGCATCCTTCTCGGCCTGGGATTTGGTTTGCGGCACGTCCAACGATTCGACATCTCCCCATGTGCCGGTGTTCTCGGTGGACGTGCTTTCGGCCGTCAGATTTCGATGGGTTGTGGTGGTTGACGGAAAGCTTTGAGTACTGAAAAACAACCCCTCTGCTGGTTTCCCCGGCCATGGCTATTCCAGTGGGGGAGAGTAGTATGGCGGCCAAGATCACTGCTGTCACACTGAATATAGGTTGTTTTCTCATTTTTTTTTTCTGCTGCTTTCTATTGTTTCTGTTCCGGAGTGGAGCCCCTGGTGTTCCCGTTGCCGTCGTAATGGAGCGGGTAGAGGCGGCCGAGGACGATGTCGTCGAGCAGGTTGCCTTGCGTGCCGCTTCTCGAGTCCACGTTGAGGAACCCGAGCCGGGTGACGGTCTGGCCGGCGGGCACGAGGTATTCGCCGGTGTACGTCTCCCACCACGGGTCCGTGTCCCCGTCGTATGTGTCGACGCCGGATGGCGTGGCGATGACCGTGCCGACGGGGCCGGTCCTGTCGCCGAGCCCGTTGACGCTGACGCGGGTCGCCTGTTGGGCGGTCTCGTGTCCGGGCGCGCCGATCATGACGCTCATCCTGTCGAGATAGTCCTTGTTCAGGCTCGTGTGGCGCAGCCGCCAGACGAGCATGGTGCCGGGCGTGGTGCGGATGTCCTGGTAGATGCTCGTGTTCGGCTCGTAGGCGGCGAGCTCCGCGTAGATGTTGCCCGACGCGGAATGGTTCTGGAGTTCGACGACGCCCGCATGTCCGACGGTCTGGGTGCTTGTCCAGCCGAACCGTTTCGCATCCCAGCCGTCGATCCGGCCCGCGGGTGAAGAAGTGTCCACGGTCGCGTACTGGCCGGTGTCCGGCCAGACGTTCCATGCCATGTTCCTGCCCCATGGCGCCCCCGGGTAGGAGAAGTCGCCGTTGACAAGGTACTCCGGCAAATCCGCGTCCGCGGCCATGCGCGCCCCGACGGCGGAGGCCGGCGCGGGGGATGATAAGGCCGCCCGCGGATCGGGGGTCCCGGTCGAGCAGGCGGCCAGCGGGGCGAGCATGGCGAGTCCGATGATGGCCGCCGTCAGACGGTCACACGCTTTCCGGGGGGGGGTGATTGTTCTCATTGTCTTCTCCTTGATCACTTGGATTGCTTCGGAACGTTTCCGGTGGTGTTCCCGTTGCCGTCGTATGCGAGCGGATAGGCCTTGACGAACGCGATGTCGTCCACGTCGTTGCCGCTCGACCAGCTCGAGGAGGAAACCGCCTCGAACGAGAAGCGCGCCACGGTCAGCCCGTCGGGGCATCTCCATGTGCCCCGGTACGACTCCCATTGCCCGGCCTTGTCCTCGTTGGCGATGTTGCCGACCCTGGTGGCGACGAGCTTGCTCGTCACCCCCGCCCTGTCGCCGTGCCCGTTGGACGTGATGCGCGTCATGTCGATCGGCTGCCCCCTTCCGGGGGCGCCGACGAGCACGTGCATGGAATCCACGTGGCCGCGGTTGCTGCTGGCGTGCCTGAGGCTGACCGTGTACATCGCGCCCGGCGTGACGGCGATGTCCTGGTAGATGGTGGTCCTCTCCTGGTCGGCGGTGATCTCGCCGTACACGTTGCCGCCGGATTCCCTGTTCGGTTCCACGTTGCCCGGTTCGCCGGAGCCGCCGGGGCAGCTTCCGCCGTCCTGCGTGCTTGCCCAGCCGAACCTTGCCCGGTCGAAGCCCTTGAGGTCGTGCCCGTTGGCGGAAAGACGGCATCCCTGGCCCGCGCGGGCCTTGCCGGGGTTGATGGTGAGGAACCGTTTGTTTACGTCGCCGTTGCCGCCCCACGGGTAGATCCACCAGTCGTCGGGGACGGTCGGATACTGGAAGTCGCCGTTGACCAGATGGTCGGGCAATGGGGCGGCGACGGCGGGGGAGGGCGGCGCGAACAGGATGCCGGCGAGCATGAGCAGCGCGGCGATGACGGCCGCCGGGGCTTTAACCGTCCGGGGGAGTGCGATGTTTTTCATTGCTGTCTCTTTTCTACTTGTTTTGCGGGGTGTTTCCATTCGTGTTCCCGTTCCCGTCGTAAGAGAGCGGGTACGCCTTGGCGAAGATGATGTCGTCGAGCAGGTTGCCGTCGTGGTCGGCTGCCGAATCCACGTTCCTGAACGTGAACCGAGTGATCTTGCCGGTCGCGATGTACGTGCCCTCGTATGATTCCCATTGCCCGGTGTGGTCGGTTTCCACGTTCCAGGATTGGGCGTTCCGATGGTTCGCGACCCTGGTGGCGATGATCTTGCCGACCGGCCCGGTCTTGTCGCCGTGCCCGTTCGACGTGACCCTGACCGCATCCTGCGCGGTCTCCTTGCCGGGTGTTCCGATCATGACGCTCATTTTGTCGAGATACGCCTCGTCGAGGCTTGCGTGCCTCAGACTCCACTTGTACATGACGCCCGGTTCGGTGGCGATGTCCTGGTAGATGGCGGTGCCGGTCTGGGCGGCGGCGAGTTCCGCATAATGGTTGCCTCCGTCATAGGCTGTCCAGACCTGCACGTCGTCGGGTTTCTCGTTGGCGAGCCCGGTGTTCCCCTGAGTGGAATGCCATGCGAATCCGGAGGCGTCGAAACCGGAGGGCAGCGCGAACCTGGGAGGATCCGCCGGATTCGCCTTGTCCTGCGTGTCCTTGCGCGCGTAGCTGAGGTCTTTCCGGCTGATGTACACGAACAGGGAATCCCGCGCGCCCAACATACCCATGTCGGGGTAGTCGAATCCTCCGTTGACGATATGGTCGGGCAGGTCCGTGTCCGTTCGGGCCGTGGCTGTGGCCTGTGGCTGCCGGATTGCGGCGTCCATGGCGGTCGTCGTGCCGGTGCAGGCCGTCAGTGATGCGAGCATGCCGATGAGGGCGAGTGTGGTCAGTGTCCTACTGAACATGCGGGGGGGTCTGTGTTTTCCTGTGCGTGAGTCGGTTTTTTCCTAGATATTCCATTCGTTTTTTCCTTGTCCTTTGCTCACCGACCCGACACCATCCTTGACAGCCAAGACCAGTTCGGGTGTGCTCATGAGCATGTCGCCGCCGGTTTGGTACCAGCCGGAACTGGTGTGGTCTTTGCCTGTAAGCCGGTAGGATGTCCTTATCGTCGAACCTAGGCTCGGGTTGGGGTATTTCGCCAAGTCCAACGCCCTGCGCAGCACTTCGCGCACGTCAGCCACATGTCTGCCGAACAGGCCGGGTTCACCCATGTCGTCGAGCGCCCGTTCGGTGATGTCCACGTCGCACCAGCCGGTCACATGCAGTTCGAGGAGGCGGTTCTCGTCGTCAGTGAATCTCAAACCCACATCCCCTCGTGCCAGCCGGTCAGGATGTCCGACGCGGCGTTGTTCTGATGTTTCGCGGGCGTTACGCCCGTATGGTCGAATCCGTTCAATGCTTCTCCTTGTATTCCGCTACGCGCAGCGGCTCGGTGTCGGTAATTCCCTGCGCTTTCGCCTGTTCCAGCAGCCATGCCGCATCGGATGGACGGCATGCGCCCTTGACGCCTGAACGTTCGTCCTTAACGTGTCCGCGTGTTCCGTTCCGCCGGTCGGCCACCGTGTACGCGAGCAAGCCGTCCGGCAAGGCGAGGCGTTCGCGTACGCACACCACGTACCGTTCGTCGCATTCGTGTATCGTCCACCAGTACCGGTTCTCATGCGCGGGGGAGGAGAACCTGACTCTTACTCCGCGAGTTTCCAAGTCCGGCTCCTTTCCAAGACGAGATGCCTTTGGGTCAGGTCGGAAAGCCGGTATGCCAGCCACTGGGCGGCCTCCAGGGCGTCCTGCAGCACGGCCCTCCCCGACCCGGACATGATGTCGGTCATCATATCGAGGTATTCGTCGTATGCCTGTTCGACGCTGCCCGGCAGCTGTCCCACGTACACGGGTCCGTCCGTTCCGCTGCGCACGCCAACGTAATCCATCTCGCCGGCCACGATGTCGTCGTAGGCGTCGTCCGGCAGTCCGACCAGCGGGCGCACGTCCGAGACGACGGTCTTTTCCGTGACCGTGGTCGTGCAGATGACCGGCATGTCGCAGGCGGGGGCGAACGGTTCGCGCGGGTCGTCTAGAATCCCCGCGTAATCGACCATGCACTGGGCGGCGTGATGCCAGTCGCATGGCGTGAAAACGTCGATGAACACGCCCGTCCTGACGGCGGGCGGGATGCTCAGGAACACCTCTTTGGCGACCGTTTCAAGTTTCCTGTCTCCCATCGGGGAAGTCCTTTCTAATAGTGGATGTATTCGAGGCCGTGCGCGGTGTCCGCGTCCATGGTGCGGGTGGTGACCACGCCGAGCCCCTTCACGTTGCTTTCGCTGATCGTGACCGACCCGTCCGGGTTCACGTTCTCGACGATGGCGACGTGCCCGTACACGGGGCTGGCTCCCCTCTGATCGGGCCGGAACACGGCGATGTCGCCCCGGCGGGGCGTGGAGTCCGTCCAATAGCCGAGCCTTTGCGCCGCGTCCGTCCAATCCTTCGCGTCGCCCATGCGGCTTCCGACGGGCAGTCCGAGCTCATGCCGGCGTTTGTACGCCCACCACGTGCATTGCCCGTACGGGTATCCGGAGCCGTCATCGCCGCTGTCGTGATCCGGATTGAAGCCGGCCGGCGTGGCGTTCAGGTCGCGCCCGTTGATCAGGGCGCGCACCACCGGATTATCGGCGTGAAGGAGGGTCAGATTATCCGCATCGATGTTCTCGCCGCTATCCCATGACGAACCATCCAAGGAATCACGCTGACTGTCACGCGAAGCCGACCCGGAGGTCAACTGGCTTGAAGTCAATGCCGTCGAAGTGTCGAAACGTTCGCCTGCATATGCCGTCTCGCCGTGGGGGAGAAGACAGTAGGCAACGGCACCAGAGCCCATCATCGCCGCCAGCAGACAGACCGCGATTCTGCGTTGCATGGCGCGTTTTTTGCGAATCGCCGAACGGGTGACGGTCTTCGATGCCTTATGCGCGGCGCTACTCATGGACGCTCCTCGCTGTTGAGGAACTTCGGACTGTCGATGTTGTTGTCGAACCGGTAGGTGTCCGTTTGGCCGAACATTCTGCGTAGGAACGGCGCATGCCGTGTGACCAGACGGTTGAACATGCCTTTGGCTTGCCAGGTCACGTTGATGACACGGCCTGTATCGTTGTCCAATGTAGCCCGATACACCGGTTGTTCGCGTCCTTGGGCGGTTTGTTTTCCGGCTGGCAGGAAAACAAATGCTACTTCCTGGCCCTTGTGGATTTCTACGGGATAGATCGTGTTGTCGATGAAGATTTTGATTGCAGTCACGCGTTCCTCCCATTCCGGGGGCGCGGCTGCTGGGCTCTGATGATGTAGGAGCCGATCGTCATCAGAAGCACGCCTAGCATGTAGGCAAAAACGAGGCTGGGCATTTTCCCTGTTTTCCTTTTTTTTTCGATTCTTATGTGGACACATTTAATTATGGTCGATGCTCTGACGGGAAGCCGGTGTTTTTCCTTGCTTTTTCGACTTTGATCGCAACCATGTCATACGGGGGTTGTCCCCTTGTTCTGGGACATTGATACACATGCAGCCACTCGTTTCCGTGATCGTGCCGGTGTACAACGCCGAAGACTACCTGCGCTACTGCGTGGACTCCATTCTGCAGCAGTCGTATACAAACCTCGAGGTGATTCTGGTGGACGATGGGGCCAAGGATTCCAGCCCGGCCATCTGCGATGAGTATGCGGCGCAGGACAGCCGCGTCACCGTGATCCATCAGGAAAACGGCGGCATCGCCAAGGCCCAGAACACCGGCCTCGATGCCGCGCATGGCGAGTACATCGCGTTTGCCGACAACGACGACATCCTCGACCGCCGCAATATCGAATACCTGCTGCACGCGTTGCAAAACACCGGCGCGGATATGAGCAAGGCACGCTGGCGTCAGTTCGGCGTCTCCCAGCTGAGCGAGGTGTCCAAAGAGGCCGAGACGGGCGCGCATGCGCCCGGCAAAATCACTGTGTTCGAGCACCCGCTCGCTGCCTACCAGACCGTGTTCTGCAAAAGCCTGCGACTGCTCGGCAGCAAGCTCGGCCGCAACACCGAGGCCCGCTACTTCAACGAGGCGAACTGGTGCCGCCTATACAAGCGCGGACTATGGGACGGCCTGCGGTTCCCCGAGGGCCATTACGCGCAGGACATCCGTATGGCAGGCCCCCTGTACGCCCGCATGGGCAAAGTGGCCGACATCGATTGCGTGCTCTACTACTGGCTTCAGGAGCCCGACTCGGTGACGCACTCGAAGCGAACCGCCGCATTCTGGCACGATAACGTGCTCTCCGCAGCCGAGAACTTCCAGTTCACTCTGGAACAGGGCATCACCCCGTGCCGGAACTACTTCGGCCTGACCGCCAGCGTGCGCGATGAAGGCAAAGGCCTCAAGGCGCTCGGCTCCGAAGAACTACATGACAGCGACTGGCAGAACCATCTCGATGACGTGGCCACCATGCGCGCCCTGATCAGCAAGCTGAGCATCGGCGAACGCCTGAAATGCGCGGTACTTGCCACGATTCGCTCCTGCGAAAATGTCGTATATGATAACCGCATTCACTCGATGAAGTAGAGGATTTGTTTTTTGTAAGCCGACCGTTTTTTCTCGGCCGTTGACATCCTCCATCTTATTGAGAATTATTCCTATCAGACATAATATACATTATCGGCTAAAATAGAATATATTTGCTTCTTTCTAGAACAGTTCGTTTTGTATTGGTTTGCTGAGTCGTGCGTGGATCAGCTTGATGTAATCGGGGTCGAGTTCGCTTGCCGTGCATTGCATGTGTTCGAGCAGACAGGCTTCCAATGTGGTGCCGCTACCGGCGAAGGGCTCCAACACGAGCCCGTCCGGCGGCGTGACGAGACGCACCAGCCAGCGCATCAGTTCGACCGGCTTGACCGTCGGATGCAGGATGCCGTCCACCTTCGGCCGCTCCCCCGGCCCGGCCTTCGGACAGTACCGGAACACCGGGTAGAAGCGGCTCGCGCCGCCCATATCGTCGTATTCCGCGCCCGTCCTGGTCATGCCCCAGCCGGCGCCCGGTCTCGCGCTCGCGCGTGGTTCGCCCTTCCGGCTGACCGTCACCCCGGACTGCCGGTCAAGCTCTCCGGCCATGGTCTGGTCGAACAGCATGTTGGGCGCGAACCTGGCATCCGCCTTATAGTCGGTGCGATTCGCACTATCCGCTCCGTATACATGATTGTCTCGTGGTCCGGAACCGAAGTCGGCGTGCCGGTTCTTGTTCTTCGACTCCGCCTCATCCGCCGTGTTGCGGAACGGGACGCGGCATGCGTCGATGTGCAACGCGCCGGCACCGTGTTCAAGCAGGTTATGGGCGAGATTCCCGTCCAAAGGTTTCCTGGCGAGGCAGATGGGTTCATGCGCGGGTTTCAGCTGGCTGTACCAGCCGGCCCATTGTTCGGCTTCCGGGGTGGCGGGCGCGAGCACGTCCCATTCGGATTTTGCCTCGCCGCCGTTCGCGGTGGATACGCCAAGCCCCTTCGTATTCGACCAGCCGGTTCCGTGCCGTGTCGCATGTTCCACGACTTCGGTGCGTTTCGCGCCGAGCTCCCTGTCCACGAGCAGGCTCGCATCCGAGCCGTGCGGCATGCCGGACGCGTACACCCAGTCAATCTGGTCGCGGATTTCGAAGCCCGCATCCTCGATAGCGCAGGCGAGCCGGTGGTAGGTGCGGCTGGCGGCGAATGCGCGACATGCCCGCCCGGTTTCAGCACGCGGAGAATATCCTTCCACAGGTTCACGTCGAATGCGATGCCAGTCGAATCGAAACCCCGGTTCATGAAGTTGATTTCGTACGGCGGGTCGGTCACCACGGAATCGACGCTGCTGTCAGGGAGGGATGAGATAAGTTGGCGGCAGTCTCCGTTGTAGAGACGGAGGTTGTCGCCCAGATCTTCCAGTTCGATCAATGTCGGAAACGTTTAGAATTCCGGGTCGGTGCCGTCACCGTTCGGGTCGGTACTGGCTGGCGTGGTCGTAGCCCACGGATCCATCGCGGGCTGTGAGGGTGCTGCAGGTTGTGCCGGTGCCGTCGGCTGTGCGAGGGCCTGTTGGCTGTACCCCTGCTGCTGGTAGTTGTTGTATGCGCCTTGCTGGTAGCCATTGTTCGGCTGCTGGTATCCGCCGCCGTAATTGTTCTGCTGATACCCGTTGCCGTTGGACTGTTGTCCGCTGGTCTTCTGAAATTGGGCGACGCCGAACCGGAGGCTCAGGCCTAGGTCGGTGACGATCATTTCGAGGCTGCTGCGTTGTTGGCCGGTGTTCTTGTCAGTCCAGCTGTTGGTTTTCACGTAGCCGGTGGCTACCACGCGCATGCCCTTGTGGCAGGTTTGCAGGATGTTGTTGGCGAGGTCGCCGAATGCGGCGCATCGCATGAAGATGGAATCTCCGTCCATGCTCTGCCCGTTGCGGTCGCGTCGTCGGGTGTTGTGGGCGATGGTGAAGCTGGCTACGTCTCCCCTTTGTTCGGGATCTGCGGTGATGTTGCCTACGAGTGTGATTGGTGGTTCTCCAGCCATGGTGTTCCTTTCTGATTATTTTATGTGGGCATCACCAGTATAACATATTTATTTGATTCAAGGAGGAAAAAGGAGGGACGGACAGCCCTCTGTGAGCGTCCATCCCTCCCCTACTTAGGCCGAGTTACCGGATCCGCTTCCTGCGGAGCGAAGGCCAGACCGCGATGACGATGCCAGCCAGTAGCAGCGGCACGGCCAATATCAGCGGTCGAGTGATGCCGATACCGGTCGAGGACAGTTGGCTATCCACTGTGTTGGCTATCGTCCCATCCACGCCCTTGCCAGGCTCGGTTTGGTTGGTATCGCCGGTTTCCGGCTTGGTAGTTTCACCCTTCTTGTCGGAGGTGAACGTGTAGGACACCTTCACATTGGAGTCGGGGCTGGTGATCGTGTACCGAAGCCACATGCTAGGCTGTGCCGGATCATGGTCTTCGGTCATTCTCCACTCCGAGGGCAGGCCCTCGATCTTGACGGTGGAACCGTCCGGAACCGTGTAGGAGCCGTCATGGGTGGGGTTGAAACCGTTGACCGGTTTCCCGTTGATGGTGGCTGACACATGCTTGAGGTCATCGGCCGTATACTCCGGGGCCTTCTCGTTCCAGGCGAACGTGTAGCTGACGGTGAAAGAACCATCCGGACTGGTCAGACTGTAACCAATCTTGTTCGTCCCGTCCGGCTGCCGTACCGTGTCGGACATGATTCGCCAATCGGCCGAGATTGTACCCTTGCCGATTTTGACGGTGTGTTCGCCATCGCCCAACCTGTATTCATGGGTGTTCGGGTCGAAAGGCTTATACGGCTTCCCATCTACGAGGAACCCGAGATCCTTTAGATCATCGATTCCGTAGGAGGGCTTCGTCGTACCGGCTTTCTCCCAGTCGGCGATCAACGTGATATCCGAGGTGACCGGAGTGGTGAAATCGTACGGCTTCCCGTTCAGCAGCCAGCCCTTGAACTCGTAGCCCTTGCGGGTCGGGGTCATAGGTTTGGCGATTGTGTTTCCATCCTTCACGGTGATCGGACTGACGGCGCTACCGCCCTTCGTGTCGAATGTGACCGTATGCCTATCGGGGACTGACAGCTCCCAGTCGGCGGTCAGGGTGAGATCCTTGGTCACTGGCTGGTTGAAGTCATACGTCCTGCCATCGAGCCTCCAACCCTTGAACACGTGGCCTGCACGTTTCGGGTCGGTGGGCTTGGGAAGGGGCTTGCCGTCGGTGACGACAGCGGTGCCCTTGAGACCGTCATAGGCGTAATCGTAGGTCACGGTATGGGTCTTGGGCTTGTTCTTCTCCCATTGGGCGACGATGGTGATGTCCCCGGTGACCGGCTGGTTGAAGTCGTATGGCTTGTCGTTCAGGTACCAGGCCAGGAACGTGTATCCATTCTTCTTCGGGTCGGTGGGCTTGGTGAGTTTCTGACCGTCTTCGACTTTCAGAACCGTTGTCTTCTCACCGTTGGCCGGGTCGATGGTCACCGTACGGATCGTCATCGGCGGCGTGGACTGCTGCCAGTGCGCGGTCAAAGTGAAGTCACCGGTGACCGGCGTGCTGAATTCGTAGGGGTTGTTGCCCTTATACCAGCCCGTGAACGTGAAGCCTTCCAGCACGGGGTCGGCCGGCTTGGTGACGGTCTTGCCATCTTCCACTTTGATGGTTGTCGTCTTTTCTCCGTTGTCGGGGTTGATGGTGACGGTGTGCGTGACCGGTGTTGGCTTGTCTTCAGACCAGTGCGCGGTGATGGTGATGTCCCCGGTGACTGGCGTGCTGAAATCGTAGGGTTTGTCTCCCTGATACCAGCCTTGGAACGTGTGGCCTTTCCTGACCGGGTCGGCCGGCTTCCTCACCGTCTGACCGTTCTCGACCTGAAGCTTGTCGGCGGTTGTGCCGTTGGCCGGGTCGATGGTCACCGTATGGGTTACCGGCTTGTTCTTCTCCCATTGGGCGGTCAACGTGATGTCCGCGGTGACGGGAGCGTCGAAATCATAGGTTTTTCCACCTGACGTCCAGCCTTGGAACGTGTACCCTTCGCGGGTCGGATCCTTCGGCTTGGTGACGGTCTTGCCGTCCTCAACCTTGACAGTATCGGGCTTGGAACCGTTCGCCGCATCGAACGTGACCGTGTGGCTGGCCGGCTTGGCCTTTGCCCAATTCGCGGTCAGGGTGATATCACCAGTGACCGGCGTCTGGAAGTCGTAGGATTTGCCGTTGAGCAGCCATCCCTTGAACGTGTATCCTTCGCGGGTCGGATCCTTCGGACTGGTGATGACACCGCCATCCTCGACGGATTGCGATGCGACTGGAGTGCCGCCGTTCGTGTCGAACGTGACCGTATGCGTGAGACGCGTCCATGAACCGGTCAACGTGATGTCACCGGTCACCGGTTGCGTGAAATCGTAGGCCTTGCCGTTGAGCAGCCAACCGTCGAACGTGTAGCCCTTGCGGGTAGGATCCTTCGGCTTGTCCACCGGCTTCCCATCCTCGACTGTGGTGGGAGTCGGCTTGGAACCGTCGCCGGCATCGAACAGGACGGTGTGCTCCACCGGCAGCGGAACCCATTTGGCGATGATGGTCAGGTCGGCCGTCACCGGAGTGGAGAAGTCATACGGTTGACCGTTGACGGTCCACCCGTTGAACATGTAGCCCTTACGGGTCGGGTCAGCCGGCTTGGTTGCCATGGAACCGTCCGTGACGGTCTGCGCTGGAATGGTCGTACCGTCCGCAGTGTCGAAACGAATGGTGTGCGTGGCGGGCTTTTCCTTCTCCCAGCTGGCGGTCAACGTGATATCACCAGTGACCGGCGTGCTGAAATCGTAGGCTTTGCCGTTCAGCAGCCAACCAAGGAACACGTATCCATCACGGACGGGTACCTCAGGCTGTGTGGCCGTTTCACCATCGGCGACCGTCTGGGAGGGAAGCTCCGCTCCCCCATCGGTGTCGAACGTGACGGTATGCTCCGCTTTCATCCAATCCGCAACCAAAGTGAGATCCTTGGTGACCGGTTCCCCGTCACCTGGGTCGAAGGTGACGGACAGCATGCTCTGCTCCCAGTCGGCGGTCAGGGTGATGTCACCAGTGACCGGCTGGGTGAAATCATACGGTTGGCCATCCAACAACCACCCCTTGAACGTGTAGCCTTCACGGGTCGGTGGTTCCGGCTGGGTGCCGGTCTCCCCGTCTTCCACGGTCTGAGCTGGAATGAACGAGCCGCCAGCCGAATCGAAGATGATCGCATGCTCTCCGATAGCAGTCCAAGAAGCGGTAAGCACGATGTTCGCAGTCACCGGCGTGGAGAAATCATAAGGTTTGCCGTTCAACAGCCAGCCCGCGAAACGGTAGCCTTCGCGAGTCGGGTCAGCTGGTTGGGCGACGGTCTTGCCGTCAATCACACGCTTGGTGCGTTCCTGTGGCGAACCGCCCTTCATGTCGAAGCTGACGTTGTGGATGATCGGCTCGTTCCGCAGCGAGGTATGAAGCGTGAACGTGGCGGTGACCCCACTGGTCAGGCCGGTGACTTTCATCCGGTACTCGTATGCGTCAAGACTGGAGGCTTCGACCTTGTTGCCTTTCGAGTCGTACCAGCCGGCATCCGGATCCTCGGTCAGAGGGTTCGTTCCGGTACCGGACCATACGAGAGTCCAATCCGTCGGATGACCTTCAAGGGTATCCGTATCGTTGGCCGTGGCCTGCACGGTCGAATCATCTGACTTCCACTGGTATTTGGCAAGTGCGGCGAGTTCGTCCGCAGTCATCTGCGTATACGGTTGCACGTCGAACGTGTAGGTGACGGTCAGTCCGTTCGATGCGGTCAGAGTGTAGCCGATGCCCCCATCCAATGGGGTCGCCGTCCAACCGTCCGGAATGTTGCCGAGGCTGACCTGTTTGGTGCCAGCCGGCACTGGGAACGTGCCGCCGTTGACCGGGTCGAAACCCTCGACTGCTTCGCCGGTATCGGTGGTCGCGGTCACTCCGACCAAATCGTCCGCAACCGGGTCATGAGTGGGCAGGAACGTGTAGGTGAAAGAGTATTGTCCGTCAACACTGGCAATCGTCCACGCAAGCGTGCCTTTCACGTGGCTCCATGTCCAACCGTTGCGGGGAATTCCCGTCCAGCTGACGGTCGCATCCTCCGGTACCTGGTAGGTGCCGGATTTGGTCGGGTCGAAACCGTCGATGGTTTTCCCGCCATCGGTGGTCGGCGTCAGATCCGCCAGATCGTCCAATGTGGGCGTGTGGTCAGGCAGGGCGAACGTGTAGCGGCGGATGATTTTCGAATCGGGGCTGGAAACCTGATAGGTGATGGAGGTGCCGTCATAATCCGGTCCTTCCAGAGTCCAGCCTTCGGGCAGTCCGTCGATGGTGACTCCGGTCGCGGTGGCGGGCAATGCGAAGGTGCCGCCGTCTACCGGGTCGAAGCCGGTTATCGGGTCGCCTGTATCCGTGGTGGCAATCAGCTTTTTAAGCTGGTCTGCCGTGTACGTGGGCTCGTAATCATCGGAGTAAAAGAGGATGACTGTTCTATCAGCCTGTCCGGTTTTGGAAAAATCCGTGACTATTCGATCGGTTCTGACTCTTGTGTCCGAGACATTCCACCCATCTGGGATACCAGTCCAGGTAACGCTTTTCGTGCCTGTAGGAATCTTGTTGGATGAGCCGTTCGGGTTGAATCCGGTGACCGGGCTTCCGTCCGGCAGCCATGCCATGAGTTTGCTCCAGTCGGCTGGGGCTTCTCCACTGTCGTACATGAAATCGTGGGTGATGGTCAGACTGGGATCATCATCCGCCGTCCACTGGTAACGGTAGCGGTCGGACAATGGTTGCCCGCCTCCAGACCAGCCGGCAACAATATGATAGCCGGGTTGCGCGTTTTCGATGTACCCGTGGAGGGTCTGGTTTTGGCTCCAGTCGTAGCCGGTCAGCAGATTCGATTCGTCGCCGAACCGGAAGTAGTCGAGGCTACGCAGCTCGTACACGCAGTGCTTGAAGTTGGTGGCCCCCGACAGGAACCAGTTGTAGTTCGTGCTGCCGCTCCATACGTGGTAGCGGATACCGTTCCGGCCTTGCCAGTTCCATGTCTGGGTGCTGACATACCAGCCGGCCGGCAGGTTCTTGAGTTCGGTAGTACCGGCACCGGTGCCGATGACCTTCATCGTGGAGATGTCGTTGTCGCTCGGATTCGGATCATATCCGTCCGCCGGATTCAGGCCGACATCTCTGCCATTGATGGTGATGCTCGCTCCTGATGGCACCTGTACGGTTAGGGCCTTGGTGGAAACAGTCGATGCCGCTTGTGTTGTGGCTTGACGGTTTTCGGCCGCGCCAGCCGGCATTGTCACTGCAAGCAAGGTGGATACGGTCAACACTGACGCGAGACATGATGCCAAAAATTTGCGATGCATCGCTTCTCGTCCCTCTCTTAAAAAAAGCTTTTCATATGAGAATGCGGGACGGTTTGATGGGGAGAGACAAACCGTCCCGCAAGAACATGGACAAGCGTCAAACCCCTTGTCGTTGGTTATACAAGGGGTCTGACGCCATTGAGGTTAGGCGCTGTGTCGGCCAATCATGCGGCGACGACGCTTGGCTCCAGCCAAGCCCATCACCGTGCCTGCGCCAAGGAGAAGCAGGCCAAGACCGGCGAACAGATCAGCACCGACACCAGTGGAGGCAAGCGGATGCACGCTCACCGTCTCATCCGGCACGCGCGGCTTGCCATAGGTGACCGGGGTGGTCGGCTTGTTCGGCTTGTCGGAGTCCGGGCCGGTCGGCTGTTCCGGCTTGACCGGGATCAGCTGCTCACGCCAGTAGAAGGTGCCCTCCTTGTCGGCGGTGATCTCCGGGGAGTCAACGCTGGTGGCGCCTGCCGGCACGGTCACGCAGTCGGTGGTGGTGAGCAGCTTGTCGTTGCTCACATCCCCGTCGTTCTGCTGCCAGTACTCGAACTTCACGCAGTAGCCTTCGGGCACGTATCCGGTGATGTGCGCGGTGTCATGGATCCTGTCGCCCACGGTCGCGTTGTGCGTGCTGGCGGTGGTGGTGATCCTGATGACGCTGCCCGTCTCGGACGGTGTGCGCGCCGGATCGATGTAGAAGGCGGCCGGCACGGTCTCCGGTGTCGCATCATCCCCATCGACCTGCGGTTCGCTTCCGATCGGGAGCAGGCCGTCGGTCATCAGGTGGTCCATCGTGTACACGCCGTCCTTGTCCTTGGCGGGCTTGACGGGCCGGCCGTCCTTGCCGCGCCTGGGGCCGGTCAGGCTGAACACGAAGTACGGGCGGTCTCCCGCCTTGCCCTTCTCGTACGCCTTCGGGCTGGTGATGGTGATCTTCCCGTCCTTGGCCGCCTTGGCGGCATCCTCGGCGGTGATCACGTATGCGCCATCCTGCGGCGTGTTCCACTGTTCGACCAGCGTGTCCGCATCCGCCGCACCGTCGCCGGTGTTGTAGATGCTCCAGCCGATCATGGTGCCTTCCACGACCGGGCCGTTGATGGTGACCCTGTCGTGGAGCCTGCCGCCTTCCTCGATCACCTCATCGGTCGCCGACTTGGCGTTGATGATATGGATCGTTTCGGACGGTTCGCGGGCCGCGCCGTACTTGAGCGTCTTGCCGTTCTCGTCGCGGATGATGACGCGGAAGTAGTAGACGCCGGTCTGGCTCGGCTTCCATTCGGGGCTGTCGACCGTGGTCTGGCCGGATTCGAGCTTGACGGCCCGGTCCTTGTCGGCCAGGGTGGTGAGCTTCACGTCCTTCGACTCGTCGTCGCCGGCCGCCTGCTTCCACACTTCCCAGCTTGCGGTCAGCGGGCCGGTCAGGTCGTCGCGGATGTCCTTGCCGTCGTTCTTCGAGTACTTGATGTTCTCGAGGTCGGTGCGGTCGGATACGGCGGTGCCCAGCGCCTGCTCCACGTAGGTTTCCGTGGTCGCGTCGATGCTGCGCGTCGACTCGTACGGGACCTTGGTGTCGCCGCGGTGGAACCCGTGATCCTTGTCCTCGCCCGGGAAGTGGACGGATTCGACGAAGTAGTAGTCCTTCGCGTCCGGGACGGTGATCTTCTCGGATTCGATGGTCTGCTTGCTGTCGCCGTTCGCGCACGTCTTGTAGCCGAGCTGCTTGAGGGTCTTGTCGCTGGTGGTGGCCGCGATGTCGCCGGTCTCGTACTCGTGGAGTTCGAAGTTGGCGATGGCGTCATCCGGCACGCAACCCTCGATGAGGGCCACGTCCTGGGTTTCGCCGCCCTTGGCGGTCCACTTGGCGGTGGTGGTCGTGATCCGGGCCGCGTGCAGGCTTTCGTCCTTGATGCGGTGGTCGGAGCGGACCTGGGTCTCGCCGTCGGGCTGGAACTTGCTTCCGTCGGCCTTCTGGAACACCCACACCCAGTAGTAGTCGCCCGGCTTGTCGAGCGAGGTGAGTGCGGAGTCCAACGCGGTCTGCGCGGCGTGCAGGTCCGTGGGCTGGATGGTGGCGGCGAGCGTGTCCTTGGACGTGTCCTTGCCGGTATCCTGCTTGTAGAGTTCGAAGCCGAGCTTGTATCCGTCGAGTATCTTGCCCTCGATGTCGGCGTGGTCGCCGATCTGGGTCGGATGGGTGACGTTCACGTAGTTCTCGCCCTTGTAGGAGTGGATGTTCGCGGTGCCTGCGACCCTGGTCGTGATCTTGACGATCTCGAAGTGCTCGGAGGGTACGTTCCTGCCGTCGAAGATGAGGTTCCTGTTCGCGTATCCGTCGCCCTGCTTCCAGGAGTCGTCGAGGATCACGTTCCCCGGGTCGATGTCCGGGTCTCCGCCGAGGTTGTCGGGGCTCCAGATGCGGAAGCGGAACTGGTAGCTTCCGGCCTTGCCCGGGTTGTCCATGACGGGGGCCTTGATGTCCGCGTTGGTCACATCCTTGTCGAGTGTGAGCTTCGTGGATTCGGCCACCTTCTTGAGGCTGTTGCCCTTGTCGTCGGTCGACCAGACCTCGGTCAGGAGGCTGCTGCCCTTCGGCATGGTGCCCTCCACGTGCAGGATGTCCTGCACGTGCTTCTGGTTCGAGGTCCACAGCTTTTCGGCGGATGTGGAGGTGACCTTGAACACGCGGAACGTTTCGGCCTCGTCGCGGGCGGCCGTGTACTTGATCACGTTCTGCTTGCCTTCGACCGTGTTGTCCACGTTCGGGTTGGTGACGAGCACGCGCACGTAGTACGCGCCCACGCCCCAGTCCTTGCCGATGGTGAACGTCTCGGACTTCATCTGCTGCCAGACGGAATCCGACTTCGGGTCGTTCGGCGCGAGCTTGGACTGCGGCATCTCGTGGCTGTCGCCGTGCCACATGAGCTTGTCGCTCGTCTGGTCGCCGTCGCCCTGCTTCCACACCTCGAACTGGTACTTGGTGCCGTCCGCGGTCTGGCCGATCAGGGTCGCCACGTCGCCCTTGTGCTGACGCCACGAGGTCTGCTTGAGAACGTCATACACGCTGACGGTCTTCTCCTCGTATTCGTCGGAGTTGACGCTGAACCACTTCTTGCTGATGGTGGTGTCGTACTCCTGCACGGGGGTGCGTTCCATGCTCTCGACTCCGGTGCCGTGCTGGTCGCCGGATTCGCCGAACACGCCCTTGTCCAACACGGCGCCGTTCGCGGTCTTCAGGGTCGCGACCCAGTAGACCATGCCCGGGTCGGTCATGGTGAAGGCCTTGTCCTGCGCCTTGAACGTGAGCCTCCCGTCCCGCATCTGGCTGATGTCGATCGGGAAGTCGTGCGTGCCGATCAGGTTGCTCTTGGATGCCGTGTTGTTGCCGTCCTGACGGTAGGCCTCCACGGTCACATGGGAGCCGGCCGGGATCGAGCCGATCATGCCGCTCGGGTTGCTGTTGCCGTTGCCCTCGTGGCCGTCCGACTCGTTGTACACGGTGATCGTGTCGTACAGCGGTTCGCCGGTGGCGCCCATGACCTGCGCCTGCGAGCTGAGGTAGCCGCCGGGCGCGACGTACACGGTTTCGGACGGCAGTCCCAAGTCGTGGGTGGCGATGGCGGTGCCGTCCTTGGCGTGCAGGGTGGCCTTCCAGTAGACGCTGCCGGAGTTGTCGGTCTTCGTCTTCGGGCTGGTGACCGTTATCTTCTCCTTGTCGGAGCGGTCGGCCTGCTCGTCGGTGATGTCCACGCGCGCGCTGTCGAGCAGCTTGCCCGCAGTGGTGTCGGGGTCGCCGCTGACCGGCTCGTAGGCGTCGAAGGTGACGTAGCTGCCACGCTCGACCTTGCCTTCGATGGTGGCCTTGTCGGCGAACTCCTCGCCCGGATGGACGGTGGTCTTGGTGACCTGCGTGGTGATGGTCGGCTGCATGACCTTCACGGTCTCGCCGGCGATGCCCAAGTCGTGCTGGGCGAGCAGCAGCCCGTCCTTGCGGTACACCTTGGCCTGCCAGTACACGTTGCCCGCCGTCTTGGACGTGATGTCGGGGCTGTCGATGGTGAAGCTCGTGTTCCATGCGCTCTTGTCGGCCACGCCGTCGGGGATGGCGACCTTGGCGCTGTCGAGCAGCTTGGGCGCACCGTCCGTGTACTCGTCGTCGCACGGGCCGTACGCGTCGAACACGACGTAGCTGCCGCGCCCCACCTTGCCGTCGATGATGGCGGTGTCGTGGAACTTCTGGTTGACGTACACCTGCTCGCTGCTGACCTTCGTGGTGACGCTGACGCCGCGCACGATGGTGGTCTCGCTCTCGATGCCGAGTTCGTGCGTGGCGAGCGGTTCGCCGTCCGCGTTGTACAGTTCGGCCTGCCAGTACACGTTACCGGTCTTGTCCGTCTTGACGGTGGGGCTGACCACGTCGAACGCGCTCTTGTCGGACGCGTCGGCCTGCTCGTCGGTGATGTCCACGCGGACGGCGTCGAGCAGCTTCGCGGCGCTGGTGTCCGGGCGTCCGGGCACCGCGTCGTACGCGGTGAACAGCACGTAGCTGCCGCGCGACACCTTGCCGTTGATGTGTGCAACGTCGTGGAACTCCTCGCCCTGTCCGACCTCGATGGCGCTCACGTTGGACGTCAGGTCAACGGTCGCCGGGTTTTTTTCCACGAAGCTGCGCTCCCACGGGTCGTTGTACGCGCTCTTGAACGCGCTGGCGCGGTCGGAGCCGGGGAAGTCGTAGACGAACACGTAGTATCCGGTCTGGCTCGCGTCGGTCGCGGTGATGTTCACATCCTCCGCGACGGTCTGCGCCTTGCCGGCGTTCGCGGGACGGAACGTGATCCTGCCGCCGCCGACCTTGTACGTGCCGTTGCCCGCGGGGACCTCCCATTCTCCGAGCAGCCTGTGGTTGGCGTCCGCGGCCGGCTCGGCCTGGGTGTTCGGCTTGAACTTCTCGTCCTGCGTGCGGTCGCCGGTGCCGGAGCCCGCCCACCAGACGCGGATCTTGGCCTTCACGTCGCCACCGAAGCCGTAGGCCTGGTTCGTGTTGAACTGGCCGTAGTCCTGGGGCAGGCCGCCGATGGTGATCGTGTCCATGATGTCCTTGTTCAGGCCCGTGTACTGTTCGAGCACGGTGGAGTCATGGTTCGGGCCGGTCTTGTGGATGTCGGATTCGGTGGCCTGTCCGAACGGGTCCGTGTAGTCGGCGGTGATGTAGTCGGGCTGCGTCTGCTCGTTCTTGAGGATCGCCCACACCCAGGTGCCGATGCGCCCGTCCTGCGGGTTGACGTAGTCGGTGCCGTCCGCGTTCTTCGCGGTGACGGCCTGCGTCTGGCCGGGGCCGGAGAACGTGGCGTCCGCGGTGGCGGCCGGGTTGCCGTACGTCTTGGCGACGCGGTTCAAATAGTCGGCGGTCTTCTCGTTCCCGTTCTGTTTGAGGACCGCGAGGCCGTTGGCCTGCCGGGCGTCGAGCGTGTAGTAGTAGCCTTTGGCGGTCACGTTGACCCCGTTGGCCCATTCGTCGCCCTGCTTGATGCCGCTGGTCACCCTGTCGGACACCCTCGCGCCCCTGGGCACGATCTTGCTGCCGACCTGGGTGGACACGGTCGGCTGGAAATCACGACGTACATTAAACGTGATGTTCGCGGAAGTGGTCTCAGGATCGGTGGGCGCGAACAGATCCTGACCGGGAGCGCTCTGCTTAATGGCCTTGGATATCTTATGAGATGCTGTGACACTCACAGAACCGTTGCCAGTTGCCGTCCACGCAATATGCTCGGCTGCACCAGTGGTCGTACCGGTGTAGGTATTTGTGCCGGTCGCATCAAACACGGCCGGACCGTTGATTTTCAATGTATATGCAAGCCCACTTATGAAAGCTCCGGTAGAGGTTCTGATACCTGGGTCATAAGTGCCTTTGCGTTCGCCCTGCGTGTATTTGTAGGAGGCCCTAATGTTGGCGGGCATGTTGTCGGCCGCATCCTGCCACAACTGGGCGGCGCGTGTGGCGACCGTGTTCCAGTCCCCGCCCTCAAGACCGGTCTGGTGCGTCTTCACGGAGGCCCACCAGGTGGGGTGCTCGTCCAGATGCTCGTGGATCGCGTAGGCGACAGCCGCCTGGGTCAAATCGCTCATGTCGCCCGCGTTCTTGTCGACCATGTACGCGGCGACCTTCGACGTGGCGTCGGTCGCATCCGCCCAAGTGCCCGCGTTCGTGTCGATACCGGCCACGCCGATCTGGATGCAATACGCGGGACGCCCGTTGCGCGTGCCCTGCACGCCGAGTGCAAACCCGTGGTGGCCCGCATACACGAGCCCGCTGTTGAACGGGTTGAACCAGTAGCCCGGCCCCTGCGCGGTGGCAGCGTTTGCGGTGCCCGCAACCAGCATGCCACCCGCCAACGTAGCGACGGCTGCGACCGATGCCGCAACGATCCGTCCCAAACGTTTCAGCAAGCCCGGACCATGGTTGACGTTGTTGAGGATCCTCCCCATATCGTCTCCTTAATCTTGACTATCTCACCGGCACGGGGAATTTCCCATGGTGCCTACAACAAAACAAGACTAGCCGTAGATTGCGCAATTAACACTAAAAAATATGAAAAAAACGTTTTTTGTGGAAAAGGCAACAACTCCCCTATATATAAGCTGCGGCCACTCCGCCTCGCAGCTTTACGTTTCGCAATTGACAGGTAAGACTGAAACTGAACAAAAAATAAAACACGTTCGCGAATCGCCTGCCCATCCACAGGGTGGACGATAATCAGCGAAGAACCACCAAGGAGAACAACAGCAATGAACGAGGAAAAGAAGAACGATATCGTCGAGGATACCACTCCCCCGACGGAGACCGGTATCGAGAGCACGGAGTCTACGATGCGCAGGCGTCCCAAGTGGCTGGTTCCCGCCATCGCCGCAGGCGCCATCGTCGTGCTGATCGGAGCCGGTCTGGGTGGATGGCATGCATACACTACTCATGAATTGAACGTGGCGAAGTCAGCGTGCGCCCAGGCAAGCGATACGCTGCGTGGCGCCGCCAACGAATACAACTCATTGGTCAACGGGGCTGCTGCCGATGCTTCCGCCATCAAGGCGGATCAGGTGAAGGATTCGAAGACCGTTGATGCCCTGGCCAAGGCGTTGAAGGAAACGGCGCCCGGGTATGAGGGTTGCGTGACCGACGGCAAGGATGGCCTGGATGCGGCGACCGTGAAGCTGAATTCCCAAGCGAAATGGTACGAATCCCACGAGAAGAGCCTGTCGGAAGCCGTGAAGGCCGTGACCGCATCCAAGGCCGCGAAGACCCTGGAAACCGCGAAGAACGCGCTCGCCAAGAAGGTCGATGAAGCGTCCAAGCTCCTCAAGGACTCCGACGGCAAGGTGCAGGACAACGCGACCCGCGAGACCCTGACCAAGGCCATCGATTCCGGGAACAAGCTCAAGGACGGCAAGGAGCCTTCGAAGCTCGACGAGGCCCGCAAGGCATTGGAGTTGGCCATCAAGGGCGTGAACGATTCGATCGCAGCGAAGACCAAGGCCGACGAGGAGGCCGCAGCCGCGGCAGCGGCGGCTCAGGCGGCCGCGGCGCAGTCGAATCCGTATTCGAACACCACCTACCGCCGCTCCACCTCATCCGGTGGCTCCTACCAGCGGACCAGTACCGGAAGGGGGAACGCGGCACCGGCACCGAGGACCACCGCCCCTGCACCAGCTCCAACTCCGAGTGGAGATGAATACGAGCAGATGTGTTCCGTAACAGACACGAGTGGAAAGCCTGGAACTTGGGTTCCCTGCAGTTCTGTTGGTTTCTGATTTTTTCAGACCCTCTGCCGCCAAAGTATTACAGCATCCTTTCCACGTTTTTCTTTGACGTGGGAAGGATGCTTTTTGGCTCATGATTTTTCCTCTTTCAATTTCATGTGGACGTATTCAGTATAGCATATACTGCTGTTCGCAACACACAAAACACAAAAAACACACAGACAAAAAACTCCCCTACTTTACGAATTGTTTTTTAGACGATTTTAGATTTTTTAGATTTTTTAGATTTTGTGTTATGGTGTTGAAAGAAACACAAACAGAAAGTCAAGGTTATGCCCAATCCATTTAAGCCGACTGCAGGAATGACGCCTCCTGTGCTAGTAGGCAGACAATCCGAGCTGGACGATTTTCAGATTGCGCTAGATGATGGAGTGGGCGCTCCAGGAAGACTCCTATACGTAACCGGTGCCCGAGGCGTGGGGAAAACCGTCATGTTGAATGCTCTTGGAGACATCGCCAGAAATCGTGGATGGCACGTAATCGACGAAACTGCTGAAGTGGGCTTTCTGAGCAGGTTGATTCAAGAACTACTGGATAAGCCGGAAACCCGTATACGCAAATATGAGCTACCCTCAGGCGGGTTTGCAGTGCCGGGGGTAGGATTTCAAGCGTCATTAGATTTAGGTTCGGTTGAGCTTCAAAGAGATAATCAAGTTCTGGATATAAGGCACGCCATCGTTGATCGTTTAGACCGGTTGGACGAAGCCGAACAGGGTGTATTGATCACGTTGGATGAGGTCCAACCCAGCTCTTTGCCGGAAATCCGCTCCCTTGCCATTGGAATCCAACATTTAATCCGAGAAAAAAGGAATGTGGCATTTGTGTTCGCTGGTCTTCCTTCAATGGTGGATACCGTCATTAATGATGATGTGCTTACTTTTTTGAGACGAGCTGAATGTCATCATCTAGGGAGCGTTGACCTTAAGGAAATATGGTCCGCTTTTGAAAAAACCACTTCACAATACGGGAAGGATGCAGACTATGATGTACTGAACTCATTGACCGAAGCCACAAATGGCTATCCTTTCATGATCCAGCTGGTCGGATACTGGTCATGGCGTTATTCAGATGTGAATAGCCACTTGGATCGCATACACATGCAAGATGCACAACAAGGTATAGAGAAAGCTCGAATCAGTTTGGGCAGCATGGTTCATGGTCCAGAATTCGACAACCTTTCCCCGATGGCAAGAGATTATCTGATTGCGATGTCACAAGACGACGGCCCGTCGAATACCCGCGTTATAGCCGAACGAATTCACCGTGATGTCAAGTATGCAGGCGTGTATAGGGCACAGCTGATTAAAGAAGATGTCATTGAACAAACCAGCTTCGGATATGTTGACTTCAAGATTCCCTATTTGCGTGATTATCTAAAAGAGCACGCAGTCCACCATCAAATGAAGAAGGACATCGCTAAAGCTCAGGCGGAAAACTGAATATCCTAGAATTTTAGGGATTTATTTCCGTCTGTGACTGGTTCAATAGAAATCATGGGCATCCTTTGGAAAATCAGCAAATGGTACAACCGGTACCAGTTCTTCATGTGGGCTGCAGGAGCCGTCACCGCGATAGCCGCTCCCCTGGTCGGCTACGCCTCCTATTTTCTCGGCATGAACAATCAGCGTTTGGAAACGCTATCCGACAGTCCCGAATACGCGAACGACGTGACCGCGGCGAACGTCATCCAATGGTTGACCGGACAGACGCACAGCTACGGTTGGATTCTCGGCATCATCGCCATTATCGGAATCCTGCTCGTCATCTTCTGCATCACATTCACCATCATCGGCTGGATCGGCCGACGCACCGAAATCAGCGGCACCGACCAAACCAGCGAAATACAGGAAAAAGGCCGACGCAAAGCCGAGACGGAAGAACAATACGACGACTACGGGCAGCCAGCAGAATACTGATCACGCGCCTTGCCAGTGGTCTGCCGGTCGGCTCCGACCTCGAATACGCCGACGAAATCACCCTCGGCCGAGCCCTAGCCGGCCGGCGCGAAGCCTAAGGGAGGCCTCGTCTCTTCGGCGTGCCTACTGACTGATGAGGGGATATTTTTTTTCTGAAACAAATTCGGACAATATACACAAACGTTCCGTATGCGGAATATTTGTGTCTAAGAGCGTTGCTTAGTAACGCCAAACGGAATCAATTGCACCACCGTTTGACTTCTGCCAGAGTGTGATTCCGTTCAGGTTCGTTGCGGTCCATTCACCGGTCGGTTCCGACTCAGCTTCACCGAACAGACTGTTCATACAGGATTGCTGGACTGAGCCGTCCATTCCGCCTTCCGCGACGTGCAGCCATACGCCGTCGTGATTCAGGGATCGTTTCCATGAGAACAGTCCGGGGGTCGGGTTGTTCTGTGGTGAGCAGCGCAGCCACGCTTCGTCAAGCTGTCCGGATAAATCGGATGGAGAGTTCATGGTTTCGGTCCATTCGCCTAGGGTCGGGTCTGTGGCTGGTTCCGTCGGTTTCGCGGGTTCCTCGGCGGGCTTTTCCTCGGTGGTGGTTTCCTTCTTGGGTTCGGGTGCTGGCTTCTTTTTCGTTTCCGTCTGTGTCTGCGTTTTCGGCGCGGTGGTATTCGGTCTGGCTGTTGGGGTTCCGCATGCTGTGGCGAGTAGGAGCAGTGGGATTGCGCTGATGGTTGCGATTGTTCTTCTGTTCATGGTCTGCTCCCGTCGTTGGTGCTGTTTTCTAGTTTAGCCGGAGCGTGGGTTTGGATGCATTTTCTAAAAAAATCTTATTTATTTTATGTAATCTACTTGTATATAACTTTCATCTAGTATAAAATCAATTATGATGACAGGAATACAGCCCGACAACAAGGAGCAAAAGATGGAAGACATCAACACCCAGCGGATCGCGATCCTCGAACAACGAATCAACGAGCTCGAGACCCGCGTCAGCCAACTCGAAAACCCGAAGCCCGTGACCGGCGGCACCCTCAAACGCGCCATCGAAGCCCTTGCTGAAAAGGTCGGCCAAATGGGCGAGACGTTCAGCAACGAGGGACGCAGGGGCCGCTTCATCATCGGACACGACGGCAGGCGTCACCCCGTGTTCATCGCCGCCAGCCGCAACCTTGGCTCCGACACCGGCAAGCCCATGTCCGGATGGCACTCCATCAACCCGCGCAACGCCGACACCACCCGGTTCGGCGCGTACATCCTCTCCGTCGAGGACGAACTGCGCAGGCCCGTGTTCTTCATCTTCACGCCCGAGGAGTTCCAGGCCCTGCTCGATTCGAAGAAGGCCGACAGCAAGGGGCTGCGCCACTTCTACATCAGTCGAGCGGAAGCCGGCATGGACAAGTTCGTAGACTGGCGTGACGGCGGCATGGACATGACCCAATACCGTGGCGCGTTCAACAAGCTCGAGTTCAACGCCTGACGGCATCCAGAAAAAACAGGGGCGGCCACTAACGAACTGAACCGCACCCCGATTGTTGGGCTGAGGAAATTCAGATTCGATGATCGGAGGTGCGGTTCTTTCGTATGCGTGAGGATCGGAGGAAACGTTACGACGACGGGTTCCGGCACGAGGCGCTGGGGCTCATCAAGGCCGGCGCGGGCAAGCATTTCCTTGCCCGCCGGCTTGCGATGCCCGTGCAGACCGCGGAAAAATGGATCATGAAATACAGGTCCAACGGAGAGGACGCGGTCATGGGCGCGAAGGGCAAACGCAGCTACGACTGGGGGACGAAGGTCGCGGCCGCCCGCGACCACGTCGACAACGACATGACCAAGACGGAGGTCATGGCCAAATACGCAATCGCGAGCGTCGCGCCCCTGGAGCGCTGGTGCCGCGAATACCGTACCGGCGGGCCCGAGGCCCTGCGCCCGAGGCCCAAGGGCAGGCCGAGGGGCGCGAGATCCGGTCCGAAGCCCAAGCCGACGCGCGAGCAGGAGCTCGCCGAGGAGGTCGCCTACCTCAGGGCGAAGGTCGCGTACCTGGAAAAAGTGCGCGCCCTGCGGGCGTGGAAGTCGCGAGGCGCGAGCGAAGCGCCATCGTGCGATCGCTCGCAGGGCGGGGACACCGGCTCGACCACTTGCTGAGGGCCAGCGGGTTGGCTCGGTCCACGTACTACCGTCACCTGTCTCATCCGGAGCATGTGACGCGAGCCGACCTCGAACCGCTGATCGCGGCGGTCTGGGGCAGGACCGCCAACGGGTGCGGGCACCGGCAGATCCACATGTGCCTGGTCCACGAGTTCGGGCGGAGGGTGTCGGCCAAGACCGTGCTCAGGGTCATGCGCCGCATGGGGCTCAAGTGCCGGATACGGGCGGCGAACCCCTGGAGGAAGTACAGCTCGTACAGGGGCGAGGACGGCGAACGGGTGCCGAACCTGCTCAAGCGCGACTTCCGGGCCGACAGGCCGTTCGCCAAGCTCGGCACCGACGTCACCGAGTTCAAGGTCGCAGGCGCCAAGGCCTATCTCGCGCCGGTCTATGACATGGCCAGCAAGGAGATCATGGCCTGGGACGTCAGCCGGCATCCCGACATGGAACAGCAGAAGCGTCTGCTCGCCATGCTCGCGCCCAAGCTGCCCGCCGGCGCAAGCCCCGTATTGCACTCGGACATGGGATGGCAGTACCGGCACCCGTGGTGGCGCGAACGGCTCGGGGAACTGGGCATACGACAGTCGATGAGCCGCAAGGGCAACTGCCTGGACAACGCCGCCACCGAACAGGTGTTCGGCCATCTCAAGGACGAGTTCTACCGCGACCGCGAACTCGACTCGTACGAGCGGTTCAAGGCCGAGCTCGACGACTACATCATCCACTGGAACACCAAACGACGCCAGATACGACTCGGTGGACACACCCCGGAGGAATTCCGGAGAGCGTCCACCGTGGTCTGAGCCTGTATCCTAATAAACAGCGTCCAACAATCGGGGCGCAGTTCAAACCGGTGGCCGCCCCTGTTTTTTTACAACGTCAATCACCGTTTCCCCAACGAGGCGATCATCTCCGACAGCGAATCGGCGGAGTTCGCCGATTCCAGCAGCGTCCGCTCGCAATCCGCGAACTCCTCGAGGCTTGCCCAGAACATTGCCAGATCCGAATCCGTGTCGGGTTCCGGATCGCATTCGAGGGCGAGTCCCTGCTCGTCGGCCGCCTGCCCCTTGCAGCCCTCGAACCATTCCGTCTCAGATGCCCACAGTTCGTAGGCGCACCGGCGGGCCTCGCGCGCCGCCGTGGCGTAGGCGGCCAGGGCCTTCGCCAGTTCCGCCCGCTTCCGCCTGTCCGGCTTGAACAGCTGATCTATCCGGTCCGCGAACCGGCGCCACTTCAGCTGCTCCTCGAGGGAATCACCGTCGGGGATGTCCGTCATATCCAGGGCGCTCACTTTTTCTCCGATCGTCCGGCCGCGTCGATGCTCCGTCCTAGGCGGCGGATGTCATCCCGGATGTCGGCCGCCGCCAGCGAGAAAGCGGCGACCAGACCGCCTGATGCGGAGACCACGTGCAACCCGGACGGGAGCCACGGGACGCCGAACCCCAGCCGGGCGCAGACGAACGCCATTAATGCCGCGGCCCGGGTTCCGAACGGTTCCGGCCATGCGACCCATCGGCCGGGGTGGCATGGCAGCCAGCGTGCCAGCTCTTCGTATTCCTCCTCGTTCAATTTTCTGTCTCCTTATCCGCCGGATGCCGGATACCGGCCTCTCGATCCAACCTGTTGACAATGTCCTGCATGCCCGGGTGGTACCGTTCGATCAGGAGCAGTCCCCGATGATGGTCGTTGCGAATCGAAACCCATGTTGGGCAATAGTCCAAGAACTCGTCGGCCTGCTCGTTCAGCTTCAGCATCCCATTCCGACGTATGATCGTGTAGCCTTTCGAAGACACGGTGAATATGACCGGCTTGGACCATGGAAGACCGACCCCGAAAATCGAATCCATACAAACCTGCGCATTCCAGAATTCCGGGACCCCCGGAAGGTCTTCAGGCATCCAAAGCGCAACTATGACAAGAAGAAAAGCGCCTGAGGCTAAACCAATGCAGAGCGCGAGTGCGGAATTATCCGGATCCGCTTGGAAAGGCAATACCGCCAAACGCTTTTCCCAGAACGATGGGGGAATCCGTATGGACAGGATGATGACCCATATCTGGCCCAGTACAAACAGCAGGCGCGATACCGAACCGACGATTTCCGAACCGGACAGAGCTTGTATCAGCAATGCCATGACATCATATCTGACGATAACAAAATCGAGGACGAGCAGCGATAGCACTACTGCTGTAATCAGCGTATAAACGGCGATTCCGACAGCCCATTCCCCGATCGTCCGACCCCACAGCATGAACGCGGGGGCGATGGCAGCGCAGACGACTATCGTCAACGCGACGATATGGGGCGGATCAATTCCTTTTCTCATCATGTTTCTCATTCTTGTGGTCGCGGACGATGAGGATCATCCAGCCGAAGCACGGGAGTATCCGGTATTCGCCGTACCGGGTCAACGCGGCCGCCAGGCGTTCCGCGCCGGGGCGGGTGGTCCATTCCCTTGAGTCCTCGTCGTAGTCCTCGGCGATCCACCCCTTCTTCAGCAGCCCGTAATGCGCCCGTTTCCACGCCCAGCTGACGATTGCACCGAACAGATTGCCCGTCAGATACAGGAGCAGGATTCCCAGTATGATCGCGAACGGGGTGAGCACGCCCCACCAGTACCCGTCCATCAGAACCGCCCCAACCGGTGCAGGGCTTCGACCGAATGGATGCGGGCCTGTTCGCCGCCCGCGCCCTCCGCGGCGTTGACGGCCGTCCCGTTCTCGTCCGGCGAGCCGAACATGGGTCGGCGCAGCTCCCCGTCCTCCAGCTCGTAATCGGTCGGATCGTGTTGGGCGGCGAGCCGGGCCAATTCCCTGACCTCCTCGCCGGACAGGATGATCTGCGCGACGTCCAGGCCGTCGAGCAATTGGCTTATCGTCCAATCCCCCGTCGCGGGATCCCGCCACGCTTTGCACCATTCGCCCAGATATTCGAAATCCTCCGGCGGATGCATGTAGTCGAATGCCATGATCAGTTCCTTTCCGTGGGATCCGGGTCCGGATCCCATCCGCGTATGCGTGCGATGAGCCGGCAGACGCCGGCCGGCATGAGCAGTATGAAAAACGTGGCGGCGGCGGCCTGCGAGACGGCGGTCATGATGCGGATGCCGAACAGGAGCCGCAGCAGGAGCGCGCCGCCCAGGGTGGCGAGGGCGCCGAACGCCATGAGCAGGAGCGCCATGGCGAGGCCGGCGGCCAGCAGTCCCGGCTCCACGCCCGCCGCCGGCCGGGGCTCCCCCATGTGCCGGGATGATGCGCCGTGCCTCATCGTCGTCCGCCTTTCACATGCCGCCGGCGTCCGAGCTGTCCGATATAGGAGAGCGTCCATTCCCCGGCGTCCCGCGTACGGTCGAATCAAGCAGGGTTACTTTCTGGTTTTTCACGGAAGCGTAGCCGTCTCCTGGTTTGCCGTCTTTAACCCATGAAGCTTCGTATCGGCCGTCTTCCGTGATGCTGTGCCATCCGGTCACACTGATTTGCAATTGGGTGATTCCATAGCCGTTCTCAATGGTTTGCGTGTAATCAGCGGGTTTGGGTGCCAGCGCGTAGCAGAGTGTGAGAATTCCCGCACCGACGAGCAGACAGGCCATTGACCGTACCACGATTTTGAGGGCTGGTTCGCTGAATTTTATTCGGGTGAACCAGCTTGTTTTCTCGATGATAAACATTTGTACCGGAATGAAGGCGATCCCGGCGGCTACGCCTATGACAAGGCATATAGTTCCTATTTGATGCCATTCGGCTGAGATGGGTGCAAGATCAACCATTGCAGGACTCCTTTTTTCTTGTGAATTTTCAACGTTTGCGCTTTCGTTGTTCGTTGTCGTGTTTGGTGTCCGTCTTGTCGCCTGTTTCTTTTCCGGCGAAGGCGAACACTATCGTGCAGATGAGGCACGTGATGAGGATGAGCGTGGTTCCTGGGTCGATTGCCATCAGGTTTGCTGCCTTGTTGTTTGATGTTTTCCGAGCATGATCGGATGCCTTTTACGAAATGTTTTATGTGGACTAACTCAGTATAACATGTTAGTTCATATGGTTCTCATAGTAAGGCTGCTCGAAATCTTCCTCGCTCATCTTGTATGCGCTGCTGTACGAGGAAATCCGCACATACACGCGCGCCTTGGCGTAGGAGCCGATCTGGATGCGCTTGCCCCTTAAAAAGAAAAACGTTGAAAACAAAGGGCGCGGCACAATCGCCACGCCCCGAAACCAAACAAAAACCCTCACGCTCAAGCCTTGTTCCCAAAGCTCGGATACGCGCTCCGGTCGATGTCCTCCACAAGCACGACTTGGTTAGGTTGCGGGTCTCCCGCAAAGTCGCCCACACCGGCCACCCTATGTCCGGGCAAGTGTTCCAAGTCGTATATGGGTTGTGTTCCCGTGCTGCTCATGCTGTTTCCTCCGTTGGATTGTCTGGGTGAGTTTGCAACCGACTTCGTTTAAGGTTGATATTTTTATGGTAAGGGTTTTAGTGGAGGTTGGTTTGAGGTTGGCGGAAAGTCGGCTCGGATTTGGATAAATACGGCAGTCTTCCAATCGGGCGGGTTTGGCGGAAGTCCGAAGGGACTTCTCTCAACGTTTCAGACATTTCCAGTACACGCCCGTGGCGTAAGCCCATTCGCGTGCTGCCTCGCACAGGTCGCCTCCCCATTCGCTCGCGCACCGGCATGATACGGACGGGAAACGTTCACACATGCGGGGTCCCATCCCGATTTTCGGGCGCTCCCCGCATTTCGGACATTCGGTTGAGAGCAGCATGTTCACATATTCGACGCAGCCACGGAGGAAGTCGTCTGGGTATTCCGCACAGTCTTCGGCGGTCGGGTACCATGAGCGGCTGAAATCGATGTCCCGGTTGAACCAGCGGATGTCGCACCCGTGCCCGCACGTCAATCCGACCATATGCCAGCCCAGTAGCGGCATACGCCGGACGACGGCGTCCAGACGGCCTTGGCATAACGGGCATGGGGTCTTAAGTCTGACATGTCGGGTCATTCGGTCTCCTTGGCGTTCGCCCAGTCACAGGACATGCCGCTTCTGATATCTCCGCTTAATATCAGACATGTGACCTGTCGCCCGTCATGCAGGTTGGCACCGCGTAGGCAGTCGAGTCCGTATTGTTTGAGGATAGCTTCGATGCTTTCACCTTCGAGGATGCCGTTTGGCATGGCGATTTTCATTTGTGGTTTCCCGTGTTTGTTGGTGTACATGGGGTTTCCTCTTTCGATTATTTATGTAGACGCATTCAGTATAGCATATATGGCGACAAGTTGATCGGGTGTGGCGCGCGGGCGAAACGGAGCCTCGCGGTAGACTTGGCAAAAGAGGCGCAAACATACTATACTGAATACGTCCACATAGAGAATGAAAAGGAAACACCATGCAAAACCGGTCAACTCAAGCCAAACAACAACTCCGAGACCCACACACAGGCCAATTCATCGACGAAGGAAAAACAGACAGCCTACCCACCGGAAACAAAATCCAACAAGCCATCCAGCGACTCTCCCCCACCAACACCGACCCCGACTGCAATCAGCTCCTCGCCGCCACCGACGCATTCAACGACCCCTACGAGGCACGACACATCGAATTCGACATGCCCGACGGCACCACCATCAGCGGCTACGCGCTGGACGATGACCGTATCGACCGCAACAAGGTGCCCGCAGGCTGGCACGCCTACTCCGTGATGGAAAGCGACAGCGACAAGGACAGCGAAACCACCTTGTCCATCGACCATGACGGCTACGTGAACCATCGCATGGACTTCATCACCACCGAAGACCTCAGCCAACGCATCGACGGCGGGCAGCTTACCGAAATCCGCGGTGATGACTGGGGTTTCACCGGCAACGACCTCGTGGACGATCTGGTCGAAAAATCCGATAACGACGACTTCGACCTCGACATCGAACTGGAGGAGAAGCGTCGCGCGATGATGGACGATGCCATCCGCGACCAGATCTTCTTCAAACCAAACGAGGAGAACATGACCGCATTGAAGGCGGCCGCATGGCAGACCATCAGCCACGACGAACAGAACAAAGGCGAATCCGCGATCGGCGACCTACGTATCGTCCCTTCCTCCAACCCGACATTCCTGCACCTCGAAGACATGAGCGAAGAACGCTTGGAGGAAGCTCGGCTCAACGGTGGTTGGAAGCCCGACAGGGACAAGTACGTGCATTTCACCAAGGACGGCGATCTCGAGGGGCTCTCCTATTCGGAGGCGGACAAGCTGATTTGGGACAACCGGCAGCGCATCCTGCAAGCAGTCCGTGACGACGATTCCGCGAACTTCGGTACTGTCAACCTGCTGCACAACTGTTTCGACCGTGAACGGCAGGTGCGTGAACACGACTATAGGACCCCGGACGACAACCGATAGAAAGAAGTGGCAAGAGAAATATGGCAAACGCCATCAATGATATGGAACGCAAACTCAATGAGAACGAGACCCACGCCGATCCGAACGCGAAGACCGAGGACATGAGGCAGCAGCCACCATCGGTCAAACCGGCTGGCCGTCGCCGTCACCCTGTGAAAAAGACCCCAACGGTCAAGGTCGAGGCAAAGACCGATGTGGAAGATAAGGAAAAGGAGAGCAATTCCCTGTCGCGTCCGTTCGCGTGCATGCTTCCCGCCACCGTCGAAGAGTTCCTGCACGCCGCGATGATCCAGATCATGCAGGGGCTGGGAATTTTCGCGCTCATCGTCACGTTTATCCTGATTGGTCAGACCGCTTTGGCGGCGCTGACGTTGCTAAGCCTCATCGCGTTCCTCGGCTGGCGTTTCGCCACCTATGATTGGGTTCCCGTCGAGACCTTGCGCCGTTCAGTCGAATCCCAGTACGGGATCGCGGTGCTGAGCGTCATCGACTCCGATGACGTGAACATTCCGGTACGTCTCGTCCATGAGGGGCACCGGTATGTGATTTGGTATGCGAACGGACTTAATAGCCGAGTGAACACGACCAATCTGATTCCTTCGCGAGGCCGCATTGTTTTGACCGACTCGAATTATGAGGTTTTGCCCGCGATGGAGGTTGCTGCGTGACCCGTACCCTGTTCGTCGGAGACCTGCATGCGAAAGCCGACCTGCTGCCTTTGATCAGCCGGGTTGCACAACGCGAGACCGCCGGCCGCATGATCCTGCTGGGCGACATCTGCGACGATTGGAACGTGTCGAACAACGGTCTGATCCGATTCTTCGACACGTTCGCCTCCTGGTGCCGACGTGAAGCCGGTGAACGTGAGATGGTTCCGCTGCTCGGCAATCATGATGTGCCGTATTTTTTGAAGCAAGGCTCCTCCTCCTATGCGAGGGTTCGCGCAATAGCGCCCGGTTTCAAGCCTGGCGCACATCGCAAGGTGCATGAGCTGATGCAGGATATCCCGTTCCGACTGGCTTGGACGGACGGGAACGTTCTGGCCACACATGCCGGCCTCGCCTGCTCCTGGGGGCGCAGGCGGCTTGGTGTCGATTACATGAGCATGCCGGTCGAAGAGATAGCCGAACGTTTGAACCAGATGATTCTCCACCCGGCTTCGCTGGTGGTGCCCATGTCTGACATAGGTCCGGCGCGCGGCGGCGCGGGCACTCCCTCTCCCCTGTGGTGTGATCGTAGCGAGTTCGCCAAGGACGGTGACATGTGTCTGACGCAGGTGGTCGGGCATACGCCCGTGCCCACAGTGTTGCATGAGCATGATGCGTGGTTCTGCGACACGTTTTCCACGATGAGCGATGGCTCTCCCATTGGTGATGGGTCGCTACTGATGCTTTCGGAGGGCGGCTTCTACAGCGTGCCGCTGCTTGGCTGATTTGTTCTGACGCAAAAGCCCACCTCCTTCTTTTTTGTGGGAGGTGGTTTTTCTGCATTTTGCGATATATGAGATACATGTTATACTGAATATGTCCACATAAAAAAGAAAGAGGAGCAAAAATGGTCAAGCTCATCGACAACAACAAGGCAGTCGAGATCAGCATCAACGAATGGGACGATGAGTCCAAGCAGTACGGCTACGACTGGGCCGCCGACTTTTTCGAGGTCGGCTCGTTGCGACAGGTGCCGAATCTAAGCGACTATACGGATGCTGATCTTGCGGAACTTGGGCTTCCGCCGCGTGCCGTAATCCAGCTTGATGATGTAGTGGAACCGTCCGGCCGCATTATTGACGGTATCGGTACATTTGGCTGTGATGATGACGGCTACTTGGTCAATGACGTCGATTACTGCATCGAGCAGGCGAACGACATGGTGGCCGGCATCGGCGACTTCGCGGTAGACGGCCCGCAGCCGAATCAGGTAGTGGATGTGACGGAACTCGACCGGAGCGCATACCCGGCCACTCTCTGACCGCCGAAAATGTAATATCACCCCCTCTCCTAGCTGGGCCGGGAGGGGGCATACAACTTCAACGAGCAAAGGAAAACCAATGAAAATCACCACACCCAAAGGGACTCTCGAAAGCATCGAGGCCATCCTCGAAAAATACGGACGCGACTGCCTCCGCGACGCAGACCTGAGCGGGTTTGACTTAAGTCATGCAGACCTGACCAATGCCGACCTGACCAATGCCGACCTGAGCGGCGCCGACCTGACCGGTGCAAACCTGAGCTATGCAAACCTGACCGGCGCCAACCTGAGCCGTGCCTGCCTGATCGGCGCAAACCTGACCGGCGCCGACCTGAGTCGTGCCTGCCTGCTCGCCGCCAACCTTCGCGGCGCCGACCTGACCAAAGCCAACATGATGGGTGCCGACCTACGCTCTGCTGACATGATGGGCGCCAACCTGACCAAAGCCAACATGATGGGTGCCGACCTACGCTCTGCTGACATGATGGGCGCCAACCTGACCAAAGCCAACATGATGGGTGCCGAAGGCGCAGATCTCATCATGGCGCAGACGCGCATCCTCCCTGACGGAGGCGACATCATCGGTTGGAAAAAAGCATGGACAGTGGACGACCAGCCAATCATTGTAAAACTGCTTATCCCGTCCGACGCGCAACGCTCCAATGGCATGGGTCGTAGATGCCGCGCCAGCGAAGCAAAAGTGCTTGACCTGCAAGACCTTGCCGGACACAGTATTGCGACCGTGGCGTACAGTGCGCACGACCCGGAATTTGCCTATAGGCTTGGCGAGACCGTGGAATCTGACGGCTTCGACCCCGACCGTTGGGCCGAATGCACTGACGGCATCCACTTCTTCATCACGCGCATCGAAGCCGTCGGATACTAGGGGGAGTCAACCCCCTTGAGCGCACAAAGGCCGCTCCACCGGATCGATCCGGCAAGCGGCCTCTGCGAACTGGACAACGCCCAGCTTTCTCACCAGATAAACATAACAGGTAATCATCACATGTGGAGAGCATGGTGTGTCCCTTCGGGGACACACCATGAAGCCGACAACAACCCGGCAAAAGGAACCGTCAAGGAGGTCCAAAAATGGGAAACACCGAAGAGACAGCAGCAGAGGAGACGCTCGAACGGGAGGGCGCGTCCAACGCGGGACGTGGGGACATGGAACCGGCCCGCGAGGTGCAGGCGCCGGACGGATGCCCGTCGCCGCTGGAGATCCGACCCTACGACCCGTCCGCAGACCCCGACGCCGATTACGGCGCGAACCCCCGCCCCATGTTCAAGGTGAACGACTACGCCAGCGCTCATCTGGCTGACGGAATCGACCCGAACGGGTACTACATGAACACTTGGGACTGATTCACACGAACACAATTCTTAAAAAGGAGCCGACATGACCATCAACCTGCACGACATCACCGGACAGGAATCGGGAATCATCCTCGTGGAAATGGATGAACGCGGACGACGCATGAACATGGTCGCCAACTGGGGCGACAAGGACGGACTGCCGTATCTCGTCGAACCGATGTTCGAACCGTTCTCGTTCGCCTTCCTTCAGTCGGAGGACGTCCACGTCGAAACCGAACGCATCCACAGCGGGACACTCAACGACGAAATCGCCCACGACGGCCTCGAAGACTGGAACCCGTTGGACGACGACTTGGAATCGGACGAACCCTGCACCGTCTACCCATTGTCGAACGGCTGGATTGTCGTCGCGCCGAAGAACTGGAACTGACAAAATGAAAACACGCGACATCCTCAACACCGTCACCCGCATACTGCCGGACTGGCATGTATACAACGACCGCCAATCCGGATGCATCACCGCATTCGACCCTCAAGCGGGATACGAGGTCACCGTCAACCTTCCCGACAGCGACACCATCAGCATCTTCCGCACGCAGTACGAGCTTATCGAGGATAACACCGTCCTCGATACAGCCGACATGGGCGAGGAACGGGCATTGGACGAGCTGGCCCGACTGCTGGCTTCGCCCATGCCGCGCACCGACCGGCTCATGTGGCTGAAAGACCAGTTCGACAAAGGCGCCGAATGGTGCCGGAGCACGCTCCACGACGAACAGGAGGCGAAGGACACCGAGGATATGGCCGAACACTACATGCGCGTATGCGAATCCTGCAACAAATACCCCGAACTCGACCCCGCGACCGTGTTCGAAGGGTGGCTGCTGGGCGAGGAGTTTGGCACCCCGTATGAGACGCGCCGTCAGGCCGCATCGCACATGCTGGCCGACGTGCGCCGACTGGACAAGGAGTGAACCATGTTGAACATCGAGAAGACGCTGCAATCCGTCCGCGACCTATTGGACCGGTTGAGCAAGGAAGGCGTGGAGTTCGCTCTGGTCGAATCGGAATACTCCGACTACGTAGCGGACATCCGCAACCCTAACAAGGTGTACGTGTTCCTCGCCTGCTCGATTCGTCCGAACGGCACCTTCGTCTGGCGGGATTACGACCATCATAAAGGAGTCTGCGACTTCGACGAATTCCGCGTGCGGATAATCACCCTCACAGCGGACGAATACCTCGACAAGGCGAAAGGCAAACGCAAACGGTGGGACGGCCTGTGCGACGGTACGGATACGCCAATGCCGGATTCGCTGGCCGCAGTCGTATCCGACATGGAGAACAAGGCCAACCGTCTGAAAGCGTTGCTGGAACCCGACGACCCGCCCCTGCTGGACAAGCGGGACACCGCAATCCTGACAGACCTTAAACCGTATGACATGGTCAAACCGAAGGAGGAATCACAACGGCTACGGGAGCTGGGCGTGCTGGAACGCAGATACTACATCGACCAAGTGTTCGACGCGCTGACCGACAAGGGCGAGAAGGCGTTGAAATTCGCGTCGCACATGCATGAACTACCGTGAGGCTGAAGCCGTCACGGTTTCCTGCTTCGCCGCACCCGCTGAAACACCCACGCAAGCGGTATTAGGAAAGGAATGAAAAGGAACCATCATGAACGCGAACGAAACCTGCGAAGATTCAATCCACGGCCCGTACGAGCCGGATGACGTGGCTGACCACTGCGGCGGTTGCGGCATACCGTTGTGTGAGGAGCATGCGAGGAAATGCCCCTGTTGCGGGCGCGTCAACTGCACGGACTGCGGCGAGATATGTGAGGCCTGCTGGCGTCTGGTATGCCGTGAGCACGCCAAGTGGAATCCCGAATACGCGCAATACGAATGCCCTGCATGCTACGACCGTTGGGATTGCGGGGAAAGGTAGAGAGGACGATGAACCCGAACGAAAACGAGCCGACACCACCGCTCACCGACGAGGAGCGCGAGCATAGGCGTGTCCGCTATGCCCAGTATTGGGCGAGCAAACGCGTCGCTGACGAGTTCGCCGGCGCGATTCTCATGCCAGAATCAAAGGTCGAGGAATTCCGATTCGTCGGCAAGGACCCGGCAATAATGGCGCAACTGTTCGATGTGCCAGTCAGTGCAATGAGAATGCGTTTGGGCAATCTCCGAAGGCAATAGCCGAGCGATTCAAACTATGGCAGAGCATTCAACTTTGGAAAGGAGTGAACCATTTGAACCTCACAGAACTCATGGACATTGGTTGCGCCCATACCGTGACCGATTCGGACGGTTGGGTGTACCCGTGCGGCAAACCCATTGTGGCAATCCGCCGATGGCCGGAGGGCGACGGGGAAAGCTTCGGCGGCGTCTGCCAGCGGCACGCCAAACAGGCCGGTGCCGAACTCGTGCCGTTAGAAAACGTTCCGCAGTAAGGCAGAAAGGAAACAAGGAGTGAACCATTTGAACCTCACAGAACTCAT